GCCGTCGAGGTTCGCGCCGCGGAGGTTCGCGCCGTCGAGGTTCGCGCCGTCGAGGTTCGCGCCGCGGAGGTTCGCGCCGCGGAGGTTCGCGCCGCGGAGGTACGCGCCGCGGAGGTACGCGCACTCGCCGCCTTCCTCATCGTCCAGCCACAAGCGGTGCTTTTCGAGAATCTCGGCGAGTTCGGTTGCGTTGTAGGTTTTCTCGTTCACATCGGTATCTCCCATCGGTTGGTTGCATCGGTGTGAGGGCTGACGGGGCTGGGGTTCCTCGGTGGTTCCGAGGCCGCCAACCCCCACACCGATGCAACCGGTGTTCTGTGTTGCATCGGGCCGCATTTCCGGCATCAGTGCGGCGGCTGACCCTGAGGGGGCTAGGCCCCTGCCGTGGTGGCTTGAAGTGGGCGCGGTTGCCGGAGTGCCTTGGGCTCCGGCAGGCGGTGATGAGGTCCGCCCCCTAACGACACCACTACGTGGCAGCCACCTAAGCCGTGTGTTCGAGGTACTCGCGAGCCGCAGCGACATGGCGGAGGCCGAAGCTGGTCGGCATCCAGCGGTAGCCGGTTTCGGTGTCCCGGCGGTCGATGAGGTGCTCGCGCTGCATGCGGTCGAGGGTGGGCTTGAACAGGGGGCGGGTGACTCGCCGCTCCAGCTCCTCGAAGCTGAGCGGGCCGGTAGCGTCTGCCAGGAGCACGAGGACCTGGGCGGCCGACGGGCTACCAACCCACTGCTCGGGCTCGTCCTGCGACATGTCCTCTTCCAGTGAACGAGTGTTCACCAGGTTGTAGGTGAAGCCGCCACCGATGTTGGGGATGACCTGCACCTTCTCGCCGGCCTGCAGCGCTTCGAAGTCCTCCTGGCCGACTGACACGGAGTCGACGCCGAGCTTCTTCATGACGATGCCGATGGCCAGGATGGTCGCCTGGGTGAATTGCTCCTGCTGGCGGCTCTCCAGGGTGGTAAGCAGTTCGAGCGATTGCGAAGTCTTCATGACGTAGGTTCCTCGTTTCCTGTTGATGCCTGTACATCCTGTTGATTCTCCAGGCGAAGCGAGACGTCCTGGTGGAGGATCCCAAGCTGCAGCAGCGCATCGATCGTGTGTTGGCGAGCCTGGTAGACCAGGGCCCTCGTGTTGCTTTCCAAGCCACCGGGAGCGGTGGGGTGCTTCATGGAACGACTCCTATCTAATAGCACTGAGGTGAGTGCAGTCAACAAAAAGTTGATTATTTGCCTAAAAGTTTACTACCGTCATCCCGTACGGGTGACGACGGCAGCGATGATGATGTCCCCATCGTCAGCTCGGAACTCGCCGATGCTGCTTTTGTACTCGGCGCTGGTGCGCTGACGTGCGACGCGGATCTGGCCGTTCAAGGTGTTGCGGATGCGCTGCTTCTCCGCCTGGACGGCGGACCAGGCGGGCGGAGAGTTCTCGCCATCCAGGCGCACGGCGCTGGCGTAGGTTTCGCCAACCTGCAGGTTCGACAGCTGGCTCATCACGCTGTCGGGATCCGCGGGGCGGCCGCGCTTCTTGGTCTCGTCGGACATCGGGTTCTCCCGGGTAGTTGGTCGCCGGGAATATAGAACACTTTGATGGGGTGTTGAAAGTGCCGGGGATCCGGCTGGGGTTCCAAAGTACGGGAATCCGGCCAGGTTCCTGAAGTAAGCCGGCGCTGCCGGGGGCTGGAAGCCCGGGAGTCTGGCTAGGGTTCTGAAGTAAGGAAATTCTGGAACGGCGGGGATCCTGAAGTATGCGGTGGCCGGTTGGCGGTGAGGCGGTAGGCGCCGTTGACTGGGCTAGGTGTGGGCTTCGGTGATGCGGGTAGGCAGGTGGTCGAGGAGGGCGGGGCGCCCGGGTGGCCGACCTGGAGCGGGCGGCGGATAGGCGATAGGAGGTAGAGAAGGGCGCCGCATGAATGGGTATTGACACCTTGTTTGGGTGTCTTAATATGCGAGTCAACGGAGCGCGGCGCCGGATCGGCACGCCTCCTGAATCAACTTTTTGTACAGAGGTGCAACAAATGAACAACGTAACCGATAACGCCAAGCGCCAAGCGGATGCGCAAATGCGCAGCATCCGCGAGATGGTCGCCGCCCTGGAATGCGATTACGACCTGCTCAACGAATTGCGCGAGTCGGACGGCACGTTGACCGACTGGCACGACGGCGGCGCCGAGCAACTGGCGACCTTGGAAGAGGAGGCCGGCGATTGTGTAGACCGCGATGACGCCGAGCGGCGCATTCTCGAAGACGCCCTGTCAGTTGAGGTGCGCAGCGACTGGGTAGACCTTTCCGAAGCTGTGAGAGATGGTTGCGCGGCAATCGGCGCTAGCGAATTCCGCATCGTGCTTTGTACGGGCGGGCCGCATGTCCAGATTCGGGGGGAGCTGTCCCAAGGCGAGCCCTCCCGTGCCTGGCTGGAATATCAGGGCTGGGGCACGCCGATGACCGAGCGCGTCAACCTGGCCGGTGATCAGGACGCGCTGCTGGCTTACGCCCGCTGCTTTTACTTCGGGGAGTGACGCGCCATGAAAACGTTCAAGGTCTACACGGTCGATGGCGTTTTCGTCGAGGCCGAGCAGCTCGCCACGTTCACCCATTACCTGCACGCCGTGCAATTCCGCTTTGTCGTCACTCGGCTGCGCGGCGGGCGCCCTGCAATCACCCATCGGGTTAGCGGCACCTGGATGGCCGACATCCCGCAAAGCACCCTGGCCGCCTGCCGTGGCGACTATCGTGACGCCGGCAAGCTGGTACTGCTCGACATCATCGGGCGGCGTGGCGAGGACCGGGTTTATGAGGCGCTGAAGCACGCCGAGCAGACTTGCGCCTAACGAATCAACTTTTTGCACGGGAGCACCAACCATGGGCGATCGCTTTTACTTCGAGGTCCGCGAAGAGGCGGACGTAGAGAGACTGTTTGACGGTAACGAATACGTCCGGCCGCGCTACCGCTACGACGTGCCGTCGAATCGGATTGTCCCGCAGCTCGATGCCGGCCGCATGGCTCGCGTCACTGCACGTAAGGACGGGAAGGTCTTGGTTTGCATCGTGCGCCTGGGTTCCGCGTTGGCGGAAGACTGCGCCGTCCCGCATGACGTCTACCCGGAGACCGCAGCATGAACATGACCGCCGCCCTTGTCCTCTGGCTCTGCACCAGCGCCGCGATGGACGACTGCCAGGTGTACGTAATGGACAGCTGGCACGGGGAGGACGCCCGCCGGGAGTGCCGCGAGGCCCTGGGCGCCAGCGCCCCGGAGATGCGCAAGGTGAAGAGCGCGCACGTCCGCCTGACCTGCGAAGTGGAAAGCGAACCGTCCGTTCGTTTCTAGGATCAACTTTTTGTTGAGGGTTCCGACAATGCGTATCACCCATCAAGACGGCACGACGGATAAACGCTACTCCGTCGCGGAAGAGTTCACCGGCAAGGCCAAGCCGCAATTCGTGGCGCGGTTCTGCGGCGAGTGGATCGGCGCGGCAGGTCGTGAGGCTGGCGCTTGGCTGTTGGCCGGCGCGCACAAACATGGGCAGACGCGAGCACTCCAGAAACTGGCGTCATCGATCCGCCTGGCTCGCGAGTGCCGCCGCGATAGCTGGCAATTGCAGAGTGCGGCCATGCGGGACGCGAGTCGGCGTATTTCTCGTGAGGCGATGGAAGACGCTCGCTACTGGCGGGACCTGGCGACCAAGGGGGAGGCTTGAACTATGGCAAACCAACTGTACCAACGGGGCGCCGATGGAAATTGCGTGCCCGGCGACGCGGTGACTCATGCCGCTTACGGCCCGATCCCGGACGCCGACAAATTCCAGAACGAGCGCGGCCAGGTGGAAACGCCTGTAACCGTTCATGGCTGGGTGTGGTCGCCAGGGTTTAGGCGGTGGACGGCTCTCGTGACCTTTGCCAGTGGCTGGCATGGCTACACCTGGCCGGTTAAGGGGGCTTGAACCATGGACAATCTGAACCGCGAACTCGCACGCCGTGCCGCTTGGGGGCTGAAGCCCCTAACTTTGCAGGGCCTCGCCGCTCGCCTGGCGAGCATCGGTTACAAGCTGGACCGCTCCGGCGACTGCCCGCAAGTCGTGCGCTATGTGGCAGGCCCGCATGCTGGCGAGTCCTACCCGGCCATTATCTCCAGCATCCGCGAGGTGGATACGGGGCTGTCATTCGCGAACGTCAACGCACGCCGTGACGGTAACTTCCGCACGCTCCAGGAATGGCGCAGCACCGGCGAGCTGTTTGCTGTCGTGCGTGGTCACATTTTCGAGGTCTGAGCCCATGGCAACGCTTGAAGAGCTGGGCTACGCCCTGGCCAAGCAAATACCCGACATGGAACGCGGCTTCACCGTGCACACGAACAACGGCGACCTCCGTGTCACGGGGGAGGCCGCTGTGCGGGTGGCCGAGCTGCTGCGGTCGCTGCTGGAACGGCAATACCGGCAGGCGGAGGGCAGGGCTACGCGTGCAAAGGCCAACCGTCTCGCTGGCGGTGATATAGGCTGGTGGCGTGGCGAACCTGGCAGCACGGAGGAGGGCGGGGAGAAATGAAGCGAAAACACAAAGAGCCCGATACGCCAGGGTGGCGGATAGTCCGCCATACCCTGGCCGCGATAGTTGTTATCGGCTGTATCTACCTATCGGTAAAGTGGTTCGCCGCTGGGTATGTATGGGGAGGCGCCATGCCGCTGGCTTTTGCCCTGGGATGGCTAGGGAGTTCTTATCCGGATGACAAATAGCTAGCGCTCGGCCTTCCTGTACTATCCGAGGCGGGATCACGCCTGACCTTGGAGCCGATATGTATAGAAGAACCGCAGTGGCGATATCTTTTTTCTTCGCGCTGAACAGCTACGCATTCGAGGGTTTTGATAAAGAGTCGCAGAAAGTCAGCCAGAACATTGGGTGCTTGTCTCCGCGTGTTATCGGTGCGGATAGGCCGCTCTACACTTGCGTCGGAGGGGCATCCGAAACAGTCAAATTCTTCATCAATGGCGACGCGTCCCGCACAGTCGTAAACGTCAAATTCATATGGAACGACTGGACCAAAAACACTGGATATGGGACGCACGCGGACAAGTCATTGGCGCGAGCTTGGGCCGCATCACTGGGGACGCTGTACGCCCCGCATCAAGTTGAGGAAGTGTTAGGCGCTTTCAACGGTAAACGAAACGTGACTATCGAGAATGAGAATTACACGATTGTTTACACGTATTCGAAAGGTCCAGCGATGGACGAACGCATGATGGTGGTAAGAAAAAAGTAGATTGACACTACCTGCTGTCCGGGACTATCGTCCAGCCATCGCCGCAAAATCGGCGGTCGGGATTGGCGTCCCGGATAGTACAGGCTCGCAAGGGCCGCATCTCACTGCGGCTTTTTTGTGGGCGCATGGTTTGCCCGTGTTACGGGCGGAGCTGTGTGTGGGTGCCTTCGGGCACGCCGGACCTGTACCCGGTACGCCAACCCGCATGGCTCCGCCCTCCCTTGATTGGCGTCAAGCGGGCGGCTCCCTAACGTACAGGAGTCTCCAATCATGCAAGCCACTACTCACGATATCCGCGTCACCGTCATCAATGGCATTCCCTATATCCGCCTCGACTCTCTACCCGTCCAGGCCGAGCCTCTCCAGGCCGAGCCGGAAAAGCCGAAGCCCACTCGCACCGTCAAGCTGATCACCCAGGAGCAAGCCGCCGAACTGCATGTAGAGATCGACCGGATAGCGCTTGGTGCATGCCTCGAACAGAGTGTGCATTGGTGGCTGCATACGCACCTGCGGGACCAGGTGAACGGCGGCAATAAGCTGGAGCTGCTGCCGGCTGATCGCCTGGGGGAAGCCCGCGCCATGCTGGCCTATATGGCCAGCGAGCTCGCCTTGTTCAAGGCGCGCACTGTCGAGGCCGAAAAGCGGCTTATCCGTCGGCTTGGCAAACAACGCAAGTGGGAGGCCTAGCCATGAACCGGTATGAGGAACTTCAACAACTGGCGGCTTCTACTCAGAACGTAGCGGCAATGCGTGCCCTATGGGAACTGTTGGTCCGGCAAGATGAAGCAATCGCGAGGCTGGAAAGCCGGCTGGGCATAGAGCTGGATGACGAATCAGGGGAGGGCGGCAGCGATGAGTAATTACGCAGTTATGATCGACGTTTTCCCGCGCCATCAAATCGCGCCGCTGGTCGACGCAAATAACCGCCTGCGGACATTCCGGGACCGCGATCGTGCTGTTAAGGCTCTGCGGAGGGCCGTCCGGTGCTACCCGGAAGGCTCCGTGGGAATGATCATTGAACCCTTCTCGGGCACGGCAGTATTTGCCTAACAGGCGAGACTAAGGCCCGCTTCGGCGGGCTTTCTCATTCCAGGGAAACCGAAAATAATATTGACACCTTAATTGGGTGTTATTAATCTGTGCCTGTAGACAAGGAAAACGGCCTACGGGAGGCCCCGCCATGCTGACTAAAACCGCTCTGAAATCTCCGGTGTTCCTGGCTCGCGTCAAGGCTGCCGTGGTGCGTGCTGTCCGCCACTCCTACAGCCCCGAGCGTCGGGCCCTGGGCATCGGCCATGCTGTGGTGCGTGCCAAGCGCACTGGCCGGCTGTCGCTGGTAGTGGTCGCTCGCCAGGGGAGGGGGCTGGAATTCTTCGATGGGGCAGACCGCGACATCACCGACGACGTGCTGTCGGCGCTGCAGGCTTTCCATGCAGAGGTGCGGACGGTAGCAGCGGCCAAGGCGCCGACCATGGTGGACGGTGGCCGGGGTGTCGAGTCCTTTCCCTATGGCCGTGAGGCCCTGGGCCAGGTGCAGCTTTGCGCTGCCTGACGAATCAACATTTTGTACTGAATAGGAGTGGAAGCGATGGGCATTGACGGGTGCAGCGTATCGGCCTCGCCGAAGTGGCAACAGGCCCCGTAGTGGCGGACCAGCGACAAACGGGCGCGCTTGACGTATGTAAAGGCGCTATCGAATATGGCGTGTAAAGCCGCATTGGAGGAGAGAGCCCTTGAACGGATATCAACTCACGAAACAGAACGCCGACGCCTTATGGGCAAAGGTCGCTGAAAACAGAAAGACGCTTTCCGGGCTGGTGGTTGAGGTTCGATTCAGGGATGGCCTGCCGTCGGGACCGGAAGAAATAGCATTGGCCGCTGAACTGGAACGGCTAGTGCTTGAGGAGGCCCCGCTAGTCGGGGACGCTCGCAAAGTTTTCGGGAGTGGTGAATTTGACCTGGAATTTGTACTGGCGAAAGCCTGCGCAAATCTAGGTCTCCCTACAGGACTGCACAGAGCTAGCATACGTCTTGGGAATCAGCAGCTGTCCGCCCCGTAGTGGTCGGGCAATCGATCCAGCCGCCTGGCGGCCGTCCGGGTAAGCCCTGTCAGAATCGATCGAATCGCGCACCCGCGACGCCCGGTAACCGATCCCCTTTAAACCCGCCTCGGCGGGTTTTCCTTTTTGCGCCTGGCGCCCTCGCCGGCTAGTCCTCCGCTTCCATGCCCAACAGGCGTTCCAGCCTGTCTAGCGCTTCATCCTGCTGGACGACCAGGTCCCACAGCTCGCGGATAAGGGTGTCCTTATCCTGGGTATCTGTAGGGATCGCCAGCTCCTCGCCCTGCTGCCTCGCCTCCATCGTAACGCCTCCTCCGTGGTGCTGTATGCATGTACAGTATAGGGGCGTTTTCTTTCTCGCCAAGCCCCCACGCCAAAGCCTGAGGACAGGGTGGCCATAGGGCGCCGCATGAGCGGGAGGCCGTCTGCCGCGGCCATGGATGCACGAAATGCATGTTGGTAGGCCCAGGGTAGCGGGTAGGCTTCTGCGTGCGCCAGGCGAAAGGATAGGTGGCCTGGCGGCCGTTCGTGGGAATGCGTGGCTGTGCCACGGCATTGGCGTTACTACGTTCTGTTAGCGCGTTCTGTTAGTCCGTTAGCTAAACCCGTCTCGTTATCACGTTTGCCTGATCCGCTTATTAACCCGCCCCGTTAGTCCGTTCGTCTAGTCATCGCTATTAATTCGTTCAATAAGCACTACCGTTCGTCGGCCTGCTAGGCGGTCGGCTAAGCCCGTTAACTAAGCACGTTCGGCTAGTCCGGGTCCCTCTACGTCCGCTTAGCGCGTAGGCGGGGACGCTGAGCCGCGTTCTCGCGTTTTATCGCATTTTTGCCAAGTCCACCGTTGAGTAAACGAGTGTTCACCGAATTGCAGGTAGGCGCTGTGCGGAAATGCGGTCGCGGCGGCCAGGGGCAGAGCGGATTTTCACCCGGCGGCCAGGGGCTGGCGGAAACCGAGGAACCGGAGGCACCGGATAATCCCTTGTTTTTTCTATTTAGCTGTTTTTGTTTTCTCCTCTTACGTGGATTTAAGGTTCTATCCGGTTCTTCCGGTTCCTCGTTACCCAAGGGAAAATAGAAAACACAGTAAAATCAGCCAGATAGACGGATAGTCAGAAAACGTTTTGACTCTTGGCCGCCAGACACGGCAGGTCTGTGAACGTTGAAAAGCGATCAGAAAATTTTCTGAAGACGCGATTTCGATGTTCTATCCGGTTCTTCCGGTTCCTAGGCAAAAGAAAACCCGCCAGTTGGCGGGTTTGGTCGATGACTAAGCTCAGAGCCCGTGGTCGTTGGTGGTGTCGATTTCGGCCTGCCTCTTCTTTATATAGGTGCGCACAGCATGACTGTTGGCAGCACCCTTCGCATCGCAGTGGAACATCTCCGGTGTCTTTGAGTAGAAGCGGCAGGGCTCTCCATCGACCTTGATCCTCCCCAGTGGCCAGTAACCTGCGATCTCCAACATCTTCGCCAGGGTTTTTGCCGGCGGTAGTTCAACGTCATAGTCCCCATTCATCACCAAGCCCTGCAGCCGCGTGATGTTCAGCAGCGGCTCGCTGATGTCAGCGAACTCATTGGAGTCGATCACCTCGTTGATCTGTTGGATCTCAGCCGGCTGCGCGGCGTTGGTCATGTGCCAGAACGCCGGAGTACGCGGTGCGTCGCCTCGTGGGTTGAAGTCGTCGCGTTGGTCCAGCGACAGCAGCCACTGCCGGATAGCCGGCGCCGAGTCATCCAAGGCTGCGTACAACTCCGTGTAGTAGTCCGGGTTTTCCTCCTTGAATGCGAGCAGCGCCTCAGCATTCTGCCATTGGCTGAACAGCACCAGGTAACGACGCTCGTTGAGCGAGAGCGGGAGCGCGTCCCGGTAGTTGGTGGTAATGAGATAGCTCGACGTGTTGAAGATGTTGTAGGGATTGCGGCCTTTCGGGTGAACCTCGATAACGTCGTTGGTCACCAACGGTTTGAGGCGATTGAGGGTGTCGTGCCTGTTGTGGCCGATCATCCGTGCTTCTTCGATGGCTACGACACACTGCCCCTCAGCCCAGCCGGTGAAATCGCCTTCCAGGATGTGCGCGTTCGCCATCCGCACGTTCGGCGCTCCCATCACGGCCGCGAGCAGGAAAGCGAAGAAGGATTTTCCGTCCCCCTGGACACCCTGGAGCAGGATGGCATGGTTCACGCGCTTGCCCGGGTTCTGCACGATATAGCTGAGCCAGTCGAGTAGATAGCGCTGCTCCGTCTCATCCACCAGCAGATGGGCGATGTGCCGGCGGATCCGCTTGATGTTCGCCTTGTCGATGGGGCGAATGGACTTCGGCTTGGGCGGAATCTGATTTTCCGGGTAGGTGTTCGCCCACTGCTGATCGGCATGAATGAATACCGGATCGCGGCCGGGGGCGTACCGGCGGCCGTCGACGGCCGGGATCTTGTAGACGTTCAGGGCTAGGTGGGCCGCCGAGTGCATAGGCTGGCTTTTGCCGTCCAGCAGGTCCTTTTTTGTCATGGAGTGCCGGTCATTCATGGCGTTGAAGCCCTGCATGGTCACGGCGAATTTCCCGGCAGTATTGAAGAAGCGGTCGTCGCTCACGTCGTACACCCAGTCGCGGCACCACCGCGGCGTCTCCTTGGTGTTGATCTCGTAGGCGAGGACCTTCTTCACTTCGGGCAGCGGAACCTTCCCGCCGGTCAGCGCTACCAGGCGATCACGAGCCACCTCCGCCAGGCTGGCGCGAGAGATGTGGTCGATCTCCGCCCGCCTGGCGAGTTTGGCGATCTCATTCCACTCGGCGCGGTCTTTCGCTTGGGCGAACCGGTCGCGCAGATCTGCAGCCGTGGTCAGCGCCTGCGTTTCGGCGGCCTCCTTGGCCAGCCGCAGGATCAGTCGGGCGGTTACCGGGGCTCGCCCTTTGTCGCTGATGTCGAAGGTATCCCACTTCCGGTCCAGGGCATCGGCGTCGTAGTTGTCGGCGGACTCCGACCACTCGTGCCACATCTCTCGGCCGATTTCTTCACCGTCGAACTGGTGATACAGCGCCATCCCGATCTGCAACCAGACGTCGTAGTCCTCGGCGCCTGGAACCAGCATCAGTCGCTGCTGCAGCTCCGGTTGGGAGAGGTTTACCGGCTGGGAGTCGGCGATGAAGGGATCGTCGTAGTCGATGTTCGAGGGGGCGCGGCTGCTGTTCAACCGCGAGCCTTTCGCTACCTTCCAACCGCGCGACTCAGCCTCACGCTCGAACAACTCGATGAGGCCCTGCAGTTGCTCCAGCGTGATTGCCGTCAGATCGTCGGTCGGGGTGTTGAGCGGCGTTTGATCCGTGGTCCAGCGGTAGGGGCGGTGGGTGTCGGGGTGTTTGTGGAACGCGACGAACTGCTGGCCATCACCGAGCACCTCGATGCGGCAGCGTTCCTGCCACTCATTCAGGAAGGTCCGTGATGTCAGCTTGCGGAAGGGCTCATTCGTCCGGTAGAGCAGCAAGCGTTTCGGCGCCAGGCCTACGCGGATCGGCGCTGGGCCCAGGTTTTCCAGGCACCAGGCTTCCAGCTTTCCAGCCAGCTCGTCGTCGAGAACGTCGATGTCCACGGCGGGTGTGTGCGCGGTGATGATGCCAACGCCATGGTCGCCGCGGCCGTTGTCGATCCACCGTTTGAGCTGCGCATGGGTTGCCCTGGTTTTCTCCCAACCGTCGAAGCCGGGGGATTTCTTTCCGGGGGCAATTGAAATGATGTTGTAGCCGTTGTCGATCAGGTTCTTGCCGTGTTGTCGCAAGTACCCGCCGATGACCTCTCGGCCATTCGCGTGCTCCATTGCAACCTCACATCTACTGGTTGGACAGGAGGGCCTGCTCCTCGGGGAACGCCTCCGGGCCTACAAGGCCTCGGATGGCCAGCTCCGTCCGACGTGACATCTGCCCGCGCTCGATCTCGATATAGAGCTGCTTCGCGTGCAGGCCGACAGCCATGCTCAGCTCATTAACTGCGCCTTTCGGGTTGTGATAGAGCGCTGCCATGCGCACCCGGAACCCGAGCAGGCGCTGGCGCTTCTCTTCGTCGCTGAGCGTGGGGTCATTGATCCAGATGGGGAGCTGCATAAAATCAACCTTTTGTTGGTTGGTACGGATGATTTTTGGATTCTGCGGCAAAATCGTGTTGACTGCCAGTACAAAATGTTGATTCAATGAATTGAAAGTTGATTTTTACCGCCGGATTCCGGCATTCACAGCCCCCTGGAGATACCCATGGACCTCAATACCTTCGGCTCGGACCTGATCAAGCACGTTTCCCGCATCGCGAACTCGCTGGAAGCCATCGAGATGCACGTCAAGGGTAGCAAACCCGGCGCTTCGACTGGCACCGCCGCTGCTGATAAAGCCAGCAAGAGCGGCGCCAAGGACAAGCCTGCCGCTCCGGCCAAACCGAAACACGATCGTGCCGAAGTCGACAAGGCCCTGATCACCCTGAAAGACCAGAGCAGCAAGGAAGAAGCCGTCGCCGTCTACAAGAACTTCGGCTACGCCAAGATGGCGGACATCCAGGAGAAAGATTTCGACGGTATCTACGATGCCGCGGTCGCTCGCCTGGAAGAGCTGAAGGCCGAAGCCGAACAGGGCGAAGACCTGTAAGGCGACACCATGGCCGATCACGGATTCGATCTCGACGCCATTCAGCGGAAGCTGGGCGGGCACTCTGTGTTCGCCCCTTCCTACTCGTCGACCTGGTTGTACTGCTCGGGCAGCTTGCTACCGAGTCTTCTGGCCGACGATGACGCTGGCGAAGATGCTGCCTATGGCACCGTGGCACACGGCGTCGCCGAGCGCTGGTTGAAGACGGGGTTGCGCCCGTCCGACCTGGTCGGTGAGGTCGAGGTTGTCGACGAGGGCCATGCAAAGTTCGAGATCGAGATCGATGAAGTGATGCTGGACTTCGTCCAGGAGTACATCGATTGGTGCGCCTACCTGCCGGGCTCCCTGCTCGTGGAGCAACGAGTCGATTTCTCCTGCCTCACGCCGATCCCCGACCAGGGTGGGACTGCTGACCACATCGCGTTGGAGCCGGGTGTGCTGACCATCACAGACCTCAAGATGGGGAAAGGGGTGCAGGTCTTCGCCACTGGCAATACGCAGGCTCGACTTTACGCCCTTGGTGCGTTCTTCCGGTGGGATTGGGAATACGACTTTCAGCGCATCGTAATTCGCATCGCTCAGCCCAGGCTGGAGCACTTCGACGTGTGGGAGATCACGCGTGATGAGCTACTGCAGTTCGCGGAGTTCGCGAAGGAGCGGGCGCATGCAGCCTGGCAGCCAGACGCCCCGCGAACCCCCGGCGAGAAGCAATGCCAGTGGTGCAAGGTTCGCCGCAATTGCGCCGCCAGGGCGGCCTACGTCGAGAAGATGCTCGACGGCGTCTTCGACGACCTGGACGACACCGTCACCGATGAAGACGTGATTCGCCTGGTTGATCGCCTGGACGACGAGTTCGAGACCGAGGTTTTCCACATGAAACCGCCGAGAGAACTCACCGTTGCGCAACGGGCCCGGATCATTCGGTCCCGCCGTGGCATCGAGAACTGGCTGAAGAGCATTGAGGACGACCTGGAGAAGATTCTTCAGGCAGGCGGCGTGGTGCCGGGATTCAAGCTCGTGGAAGGCCGATCCAATCGCATCTTCCCCAACGCCACCAATGTGCCGAGCACCCTGGAAATGCTCACGGGAGTGCCCGAGGGGGAGTTTGTTGAACATAAGGTCTGCACCCCTGCGCAGGCCGAAGAAATTCTGGTGAAGAAGGGCGGCTACAAACGCGCTCAGCTCCCAGCCCTATTGGGCGACCTGGCGGTGAAGCCGCGGGGTAAGCCCGTCATGGCCCCGGCCCACGACAAGCGGCCGGAGCTTTCAACCAACGTCGACGACGTGTTCGATGACCTCGACGCGGACGACGATCTGTAGCTCGACGACTCAGTGAAAAGGTGAACCGCATGGCTCGTGAAATCGTCAAGAAAGTCAAAAACGCCGTCCTCTACTCCGACGGCTGCATTCGCATCGATGGTGTCCGCGCTTCCTACCCGCACCTGGACAAGGCGTGGGCCAAGAACGAATCGGATCGGGCGAAGTTCAGCATCACGGGCCTGGCCCCGAAGGAAACGCACGAGGAAGCGAAGAAGCTGCTCGTCGAAGAAATCAACAAATTGTTGACTTCCAGCAAGATCGGCAAGCTGGCTGCCGAGCACAAGTTCGTCCGCGATGGTGACAACGCCGGCAAAGACGAATGCGAGGGCATGTGGGTGATCAAGGCCAGCGAGAACGCCGACCGTCGCCCCTCCTGCCGCAACCGCAAGGGCACTCAGCTCACCCCTGACGAGGTGGCCGAGGCCATCTACCCCGGCTGCTGGGTGAACATTCTGCTGCGCCCCTGGGCGCAGAACAACCAGCACGGCAAGAAGATCAACGCGAACCTCATCGCCGTGCAGTTTGTTCGTGATGGCGAACGCTTCGGCGAGGGCCCGATCGACGATGAAGACGTGTGGGACGAACTCGATGATGACGCCGATGAAGGTTACGACTTCGGCGAAAGCGATGACGATCTCTGACCGTCGGTTGTAGACCACCAGGCCGGCGCTCGCCGGCCTTTTCATCGGGGCTCCGTATGACTGTTCTACGCCTGGACTGGGAAACCGCCAGCGAGGTCGACCTAAAGAAATGCGGCCTCGACGTGTATTCCGCACATCCGTCCACCAGGGTGCTGATGGGTGCCTACCAGTTCGACGACGAGACGGTACGGCATTGGGATACCGCGGACACAGATCGAATCCCTTCCGAACTGGCTGAGGCGCTGGAGGATCCGCACGTCGTCAAGAAGGCGTTCAACGCGCAGTTCGAACGCGTCATCGCCAGGCGGGTGTTGCGGCTCAAAGTGCCCTACAGGGGGTGGCGATGCACCATGGCACTCGCCTACGCGCACTCGTTCGTTGGCGGCTTGGGCGACATTGGCCAGCAGATGGGATTGCCAGAACACCTGCTGAAAATGAAGGAGGGCGATCGGCTGATCAAGCGCTTCTCCATGCCGCAGAAGGTGACAAAGAACCAACCGCATCGCTGGCGCAGTTGGGAGACAGATCCGGACGACTGGGCGTTGTTCGGCACGTACAACTGCCAGGACGTGGTCACCGAGGGGGCGATCGACGACACCCTGATGCCCTTCGCCGGCTTGGATTCCGAGTGGGACCTGTACGAGCTGGATCAGCTCATCAATGACCGAGGCTTGCCTGTTGACCTTGACTTCGTTGAGCACGCCATTTGGATGGCCGCCAGACGGAAAGCCGAGCTGCTTGATGAAATGGCGACACTCACCGGCCTGCGCAATCCGAACTCGCCTGCGCAATTGCTCCCCTGGCTTCAGGACCGTGGATACCCATTCGGCGACTTGGGCAAGGACACCGTGAAGAAGGTGCTGCGGGAGAACGCAGCAGCTGCAGACGATGAAACGGATGGCCAGTTCTTGGACCAAGAGGCCGTTGCATGTCTCCGACTTCGGCAGAACGCGAGCCGCACCAGCACTGCGAAATACACGGCGCTGAAGACGGCCGCAGGTCCGAAGTCGCGGATGCGCTTCACGTTCCAGTTCGGCGGCGCTAGCCGCACGAACCGGTGGTCAGGCCGCCGCTTTCAGCCGCAGAACCTCACGCGCACGCCCAAGGCAATCGAGCCTGATGGCGGCGACCTCCACAAGCTGGCGTTCACCACGGAGCTGATCCGCCAGGGCGACTACGATGGCTTGGGCATGATGATCGGCGAGCCCATGGAGGCACTGGCCGGCTGCATTCGCTCGGCAATTCGCGCACCGGAAGGATACGAGCTGCGGGTATGCGACTTGTCGTCCATCGAGACCTGCGTGATCGCCTGGCTGGCAGGTTGCGTGCGTCTGCTCGAAGTCATCCGTAGCGGCAAGGATCCCTACAAGGACTTCGCCACGGTGCTCTTCAGCAAGCCCTACGACGAGGTCACCAAGAAGGAGCGGGGTGACAGCAAGCCAGCGGTGCTTGGTTCCGGCTATCGCCTGGGCGGCGGTGACATGAAGGAGGGCAAGCGCACCGGGTTGTGGGGATACGCCGAGAACATGGGCGTCGATCTCACCCGTGAGCAGTCGCACGAGGCGACGCAACTCTTCCGCAGTACATACCACGAGATCCCGAAGCTGTGGTTCGCGTTGGAGCGAGCTGTCGAGCAATGCCTGCGCACGGGGGCACCGCAGAAGTGCGGTGTGCTCCGCTTCGAGAAGGACGGCCCGTACCTGACGGTATGGCTGCCGTCGGGCCGTCCCATGCGTTACTTCAAGCCGAAGATCGTGATGCGGGTTCCGCCGTGGGGCGGCGAGCCGAAGAAGAACTTCAGCTACATGGCCCAACCGCAGGGCACCAACAAGTGGGTTCGCATCACCAGCCACGGCGGAAAGCTGGTGGAGAACTTCGTCCAGGCCATCGCCAGGGACATCCTCAAAGAGGGGCTGCTGGCCGCACACCGAGCGGGCTTCTACATCGTCGGACACGTGCACGACGAGATCATCACTCAGGAGCACCTGGATGACCAGGTTCACACCCTCGAATTGCTCAAGACCTGCATGACTCGCCAACTCGCCTGGTGCCCCGATCTCCCCCTCGGCGCCGCGGGGTGGTGTGGCCCGTTCTACATGAAGGACTGACCATGGATCTTACCTACGGAACCCTGTGTAGCGGAATTGAATCGGCGTCGGTAGCGGTAGAACCGCTCGGTTGGAAGGCGGTCTGGTTCGCAGAGATCGAACCGTTTCCCTGTGCCGTGCTGGCATACCGCTACCCGGATGTGCCGAACCTGGGGGACATGACGCACGTCGGTGCTCAGGTTCGAATCGGCGACGAGGCTGCGCCGGATGTGCTGATCGCCGGCACGCCATGCCAGTCATATTCTGTTGCGGGTACTCGGGAGGGGCTGGCAGATGAGCGAGGGCAGCTGACTCTTGAGTACGTGAAGTTGATCGACGATGTCGACCAAGTGAGAAGTGAGAACAATGCCCCCCCAACAATTGACGTGTGGGAAAACGTTCCCGGCGTGCTCAGCAGCAGAGACAACGCATTTGGATGCTTTCTCGGTTCGCTTTCCGGAGCAGGTTGCGAACTGCAGCCGCCAGGGAAGCGATGGCCAAAGTCTGGTTGTGTCTATGGACCAAAAAGGGCAATCGCCTGGCGAGTCCTTGATGCCCAATACTTCGGAGTGGCCCAACGACGCCGTCGTTTGTTCGTTGTCGCAAGTGCTCGAACAGGGTTCCATCCCGCACAGGTACTTTTTGAGCGAGAAGGCGTGCGTCGGGATCGTCCGCCGCGCCGAAGCGAGGGGCAAGGTGTTACCAGCACTCTTGATGCGAGCTTTGGTCGGCTCCGCGGATGCAGCGGACAGGACCTGAACCACGGGCATAGCCACCTTGTCGCTTTTGGCGGAAACAACCAGAGCGGCCCGATTGATGTGGCTACAGCACGTAATGCCAGTGCCAGTGCCAGTGCCAGTGGTCGACTCGACTTCGAATCCGAAACCTTCGTCGTTCATGGCACACAAGACCCAATTGTTGCTCGGGGGTGTGCCCATGCACTCGGCAGAAACAGTGGTCAAGAGAACGCGGTCTTCGATCCGAATCAAATCACCAGCGCGGCCAACCGCAGCCAGCCCGCTCTTGGTCTGTGCCATACACTGACGGCGTCAAGGCAGCCACCTTGTACCTTCGCAAGCGATGTGGCGCCAACGCTGCGGTCCGGGAACTTTCGCAGCCACAGCAACCCGTTAACCCAGGCTGACAGTCTTGTAGTGACATCGGCTGTGCGACGTCTCACCCCGCGTGAGTGCGAGCGACTGCAAGGGTTTCCCGACGACTACACGATGATCCCCTGGCGCGGTAAGCCAGCCGAAGAATGCCCCGATGGTCCGCGTTACAAAGCCATTGGGAACTCGAAGGCCGTTCCGGTGGTGCGCTGGATCGCTAGGCGAATCGAGTGGGCGTTGCAGCATCCTTGGGAGAACGACCTGTGACCCGCGAAATCGAGATCGAGCGGCCAGCATGCGAGTACGCCGAACGCCGCGGATGGTTCGAAGCGAAGATCGCCAGCTCGAACAAAAAAGCCATGCCCGATCGGATCTTCCATCGCCGCGGCTACACGATGTACATCGAGTTCAAGCGTCCCGGCGAGGAGCCCACACTGCAGCAGTGCAAGCGGCATCGCGAGATCCGCAAGCACGGTATTCCTGTCCATGTCTGTGACAACCTGGAACTGGCCTATGAACTGCTCCGGTAGCTGGGACGCATGGATCCAGGCAGCCTTCACCGGCTGCCTGCGTGACCGGGACGCGATGCACGTCTACCAGGAGCAGGCCGTCGAGTTCCTCAAGCTCAACCCGTTCAGCGCCTTGTTCGTCGACCTGGGCCTGGGGAAGAGCGTTATCTCGTTGACCACGATCCTCGACCTGGTGCGCGAGTTCGAGACGGACTGCACCCTGGTCATCGCGCCGCTCCGAGTGGCCAATGAGACCTGGCCAACCGAGATTGGGCAATGGCGCCACACAGCTGCGTTGTCTGCCCACCGTATCCGTGATGAGGAGCTGGTTGAGCGGGTGAACGAGGCTGGCGCCGAGGCCCGGGAACTGCTCAAGCGGTTAGGCACTGATGCAGACGATGTCCAGGCCTTCATACGGCGACACCGCACGCTTGAGTTGCGGCGGAAAGCCAAGAAACTCGGCTACGGAGGGCCCGATATCCGCCGTTACGGCGCCAAGCACATCGACGCCGCCATGGGGGCCCCGGTTAGTCCCGCGGAACGGAAACTGTTCGTCCAGGACTGCCGGCGGCGTGCCGCTGCTGTAGCGGTGAGGGAACAGAAGGCGCGGAACCCCGCTTCGATCTACATCATCAATCGCGAGCAGGTGGAGTTCCTGGTTGAGGCATGGGGGCGCGATTGGCCTTACGACACCGTCTTCATCGACGAATCGAGCAGCCTGAAGGACCACCGGACCAAGCGTTGGAAGGCTCTCAAGAAAGTCCGCTCTTTCATGCGTCGCATGCACCAACTCACCGCCACACCGGCTGCCGAGACCTACCTGCACCTGTTCGGTCAGATCTACTTGCTCGACCGTGGTGAACGTCTTGGCAAGAGCTTTACCGAATTCACCGAAACCTACTTCAAGCACAACAAGTACGACTACAGCTACAAGCTGCTGCCCGGTGCGGAGGAGGCGATTGCGGCGAAGATCTCCGACATCTGCCTGACAATGAAGGCGGAGGACTACCTGTCCTTGGAGAAGCCGGTGATGTTGGTACGGAACGTCAGGCTATCCGAGCGGGAGCAGGACTTGTACTCGACGATGGAGCGCGATTCCATCGTGGAATTGAACGGTGTCGAGATCGAGGCTGAGACGGCTGCGGCGCTCTCGGCGAAGCTGCTGCAGCTGGCGTCGGGGGTTCTCTACGATACCCAGCTCGTACAGGATCCGATCACCGAGGAGTTCGAGAAGGTCAAGACGGTGCACCATGTCCACGATCACAAGATCGACGCCCTACAGGAACTCCAGGATGAGGTTGGCGGCGAATCGCTCCTCGTGGCCTATCACTTCAAGTCGTCGCTGGAGCGGCTGCAGAAGGCGTTTCCTGAAGCCGTCGTAATGGATCGTGAAGGCAAGGTCGTGAAGCAGTGGAACAGCGGCAAGATCAAGATGCTGCTCGTTCACCCGCAGAGCGCCGGTCACGGCCTCAATCTGCAGCATGGTGGTCGTCACGTCGTGTTCTTCGACCTGCCATGGTCGCTCGAACTCTACCTGCAGCTGATAGGCCGCCTGGCGCGCCAAGGGCAGCAGAAGGTCGTGTACGTTCACCACCTGGTCGCCCAGGGCACCATCGACGAGGTGGTGCTGGATTGCTTGCTGCAGAAGCGGGATGCACAGGACGCGCTGTTCCGCTTGTTGAAGCGCTTGCGCAAAATGAATCAACAAAAGATTGCTTTGTCTACTTGAAAATCAACTTGGGTTGTTTAAAATTACCTCAAGTTACGATTAGCCAAGGGGCTTCGCGGATACCGTTATGGCCACAGAATTTAAAGATCGACTTGTGCTCGCCTGCGACAGGGCATCTCATGTGCCGCCGAAGTTCGCAGGGCGGGGCGTCGATATCGCAAAAGCCATGGAAGTCAGCCAGGAGGCGGTGCGCCGATGGTTCGAAGGGAGCGCCATGCCGCGCCCGAAGACCATGAAGAAACTGGCGTCCTACCTTGGCTGCGATGACGCATGGTTGGCATTGGGCGTTGAGCCGCCGGTCGCTACCGTCGAAGAGAAGATATCCCGCGTCATCAACGAGAGCGGTGCAATCCAACTCGTTGCCGGACTGATCATGCTGGATGGGCACGAGTGCGCATTTCCCGCCGCCGGTATCAAACAGGCGAATGGCGTTGACCTCTATGCGATCAGCCGCGGTACGCAATTCGCACTCAACGTGGCGCTGGCCCGAGCAGTCGAATCCGGGAAGTACGAGGTGACCATTCCTACCGGGTACATCGGGGTGAAATGCGTCGCGGTTTTCTATCGCGCCCTCGATGATCATGATGTCGTTGTTCTCCCTCACGATGTGATCGGCAAGCACAAGCGCCCAGTTGCGTCTGGTCTTGTCCTTGACGTCGAATACGCCAACGGGGAATACCAGGTTGCTGAGCAACCCTTGCCGGTGTTCCGGGCTTTCGGAGCCTTCTATGACTGAGCAACCGTGGGTTGCAGTAGAGGAGGTCTGCCACATGTATGGCGTGACCTTCCCGACTGCCAAGAACAAGATCGCGAACAAGACCTTCGCGGTCCCGACCTACAAGGTGGGCAAAGTGCACGTGATCGCCAGGGCAGTGCACGAGGAGTTCTTCAGGCTCAAGGAAGAGGAGGGCCTCAAGCAATTGAGGGCCTCGCGTTCTCGTTCCTGATGAATCAACATTTAGTTGATCTAATGCAATTTTTATCGCTTAAAGTTGATTATTAGTGCTGCCCGATACTGGCAGGAGAAAGACATGACTCTTGAAGAACTGTTCGAACGCGGGATGCAAGACGGGTGTGCGGCGTATCGCGTAGGCGTATCGCGCACCATGGAAGGGAAGGTCCAAATCTACATTCATCGGGAGGGGCAGGAGGATGAGATCGCTGATTTTCTCGTCCAGGGCAACGAGCTGGTCCCGTTCGACGATGCCTTCGATGACGGCGAAGGCTAGCCCACATGGTCGGTAGAAAGCCTGACAGTAAGGTCATGGACGACGAGACAAAAGGGCTCCTGTACGAGGGGGCGTCCATCTCCCAGCTTGGGCGCCTGTTCGGTATGGACAACCGCACCGTCACAGCGAAGCTCGGGACGAAGCTGCAGCCGAACGGGAAGCGCGCTGGCCACCCGATCTACTCGGTGAAGGATGCGGCCCCTTTCCTCGTCGAGCAGGACATCTCGCTGGACGACCTGGAGAAGGTCGCGGCCTATGTCCAGCAACTCGATCCCTCCCGCCTGCCGCGAATGCTCACGAAAGAGTTCTGGCAGGCGATGACGAACAAGCAGCGCTACGAGGAGAAGGCCGGCGACCTTTGGCCGACGGAGCGGGTGATCGAGGTGTTCGGCGACCTGGCAAAGGCGATTCGCATGCCCCTGGTGCTCGCTCGGGACACCATCAACAACCAGGTCGAACTGACGCCGAGGCAACACCAGATCCTCAGCGAGATCATCGACGGCATCCTTGAGGACCTGCATGCAGCAGTTGTTAAGCAATGCGGCTCGCGAGCGGCTCCGGCTGACGACCACGGTCTATAACAGCATCGAGGAGATCGCCCTGGGCGTGGCTGACATGTTCAAGCCGCCGGAGCGCCTCACGGTGTCTCAGGCAGCAGCGAAATACCGGAAGCTGAAGAACGTTGGCTCCTACGTCGGCGACTGGCGCAACGACAAGGCTCCTTACATGTGTGAGCCGATGGATACCCTGGACTCCCGTGAGTACGACGCGGTGGTGTTTGTGGGGCCCGCTCAATCCGGGAAGACGGACGCACTGGTCCTGAATTGGATGCTCTTCAACGTGAAGTGCGATCCGATGGACATGATCATCTACAGCCCATCAACGGCAGCAGCCCGCGACTTCTCGGTGCGCCGTATTGATCGCCTGAACATCCACAGCCCTGCCGTCGGCGAGTTGCTGCTGAAGAAGCGCGACGCCGACAACAAGTTCGACAAGCACTACACCAACGGCATGATGCTGAACATGTCCTGGCCGTCGGTTGTTGAGTTCGCAGGTAAGCCCATTCCGCGCCAAGCGCTCACCGACTACGACCGCTTCGATAGTGACGTCGGTGGTGACGGTAATGCATTCGATCTCGCTGCAAAGCGGGGGACTACGTTCGGCAGCTTCAAAAAAACCCTGGCCGAATCCTCCCCATCAAAGCCCTTGCTCGACGCCCGGTGGCTGCCAACAACGCCCCATGAAGCGCCGCCGGCAGAGGGAATCCTCGCCTTGTACAACCGTGGCGATCGACGCCGTTGGTACTGGCCGTGCCCGCATTGCGACGGATATTTCGAAGGTCGTTTTACCATGCTGGAGTGGGATGGCAAGGACGCCAAAGGGGTTAAACTTGATCCGTTGACAGCCTCTGAAACGACGTTCCTGCGGTGCCCGCACTGCGGTCACCCGATTCATCCCGATGACCGCCATGAGATGCAGCAGTGGGGCATGTGGGTGAAGGACGGAGAGGCGGTCGATGCCAAGGGGCGTCGCTATGGCCAGGGACGCCGTACGAAGATCGCCAGCTTCTGGCTGAACGGGATCGCCGCGGCCTTCACCAATTGGGGCGAGCTCTTGCGCACGTTCTTGACGGCTGAGGAGGAGTACGAGCGAACCGGTAGCGAGGAGGCTCTCAAGAAGTTCTACAACACTGACTTGGGTGAGCCGTATTTGCCAAAGGCCGTAGACAGCGACCGCCTCCCGGAGACGTTGCAGATCCGCGCCGAGCATCTCGGCGACGAACCGACAGTGCCGCTCGGTACGCGCTTTCTCGTGACGATCGTCGACGTGCAGAAGAACATGTTCGTGGTCCAGGTGCACGGCATAGCCCCGGGGGAACCGTTCGACATGGCCCTGGTCGACCGCTTCCGTGTCCAGAAATCTTCCCGTGTCGACGATGACGGCGAGCACCTATGGGTCAAACCTGCAACCTATCTGGAGGATTGGGATCTGCTGATCGAACAGGTGATGGACCGCACTTACCCCCTGGCCGACGGTAGCGGCCGGCGGATGGCGGTCAAGATGACCGGCTGCGATATGGGCGGCTACGCGAAGGACAAGGGCGAGTCCGTCACCAGCATGGCGTACGCCTTTTACCGCCGGCTCCGGAAGGAGGGGCTGCACAGCCGGTTTCACCTGCTCAAGGGTGAACCCAAGCCAGGCTCGCCTCGTGCCCGGATCACGCACCCCGATGCGACGCAGCGCGATAAGCACGCCACCGCTCGCGGCGATGTCCCGGTGCTGATGCTCAACTCGAATGTCCTGAAGGACGCGCTGCACGCCCGCCTTGATTGCATTGCACCGGGCAAGGGCATGTACCGCTTCCCCAACTGGTTGCCGGACTGGTGGTATCAGGAGATGTGCAGCGAGGATCGCACGCCCAAGGGTTGGGTGAAGCGCCCGCACACGCGAAACGAGGCGTGGGACCTCTCGTACTACTGCATCGGCATGTGCGTGTCGTCGTTGCTCCTGGTGGAGAAGATCGACTGGTCGAACCCCCCATCCTGGGCAGCCGAGTGGGATTCCAACTCCCTGGTCAGCCAGCCGGATGCGCCGCCGCGCTTTACTGAACCCAAGAAGACCTATGACTTCCGCGGGCTCGCCGAGAAGCTGGCCTAGTCACGTTCTGACAATCAATAAAAAGTTGATTATTATGGTGGAAGTTGTGATTATGCCGCCAATAGAACACCCGGAAAGGTGATGCCATGGCTTGCGGAGCCGCCCCGACAATCGACGATCTGAATCGTGCGCGCACTGCGTACCAAGACCTGATCATGGGCAACAAGCCTCGGGTGATCGTCGACCAGAACGGTGAGCGCGTGGAGTTCACCGCCGCCAGCGCCTCGCGCCTGTACCTCTACGTCCAGCAGCTCGAACAGCAGCTGTGTCCGTCTGGCGTGCCGCGTCCGAACCGTCCGATGGGGTTCATCTTCCGATGAGCAGCCGGCTTCCGGTGATCACCGACATGCCGGTTGTGGAGCAGAAGGCAATCGGCGGCGGCCTGGAAGGGGCGGAGCGTCTCGAACGCGAGACGGCGCTCTGGATTCCGTCGATGCGGTCCCCCGACCAGGCCATCAACGGTGCCAAGCCGCTGGCAGATGCCCGCGGTCGGGACATGGTGCAGAACGACGGCTACGCCTCGGGCGCCGTTGCGCTCAACCAGGACAACATCGTCGGCGCGCACTACCGCCTCAATGCCCAGCCGAATTACCGGGCACTGGGTGCGACCGAGGGGTGGGCCGAGGAGTTCCAGGAGGTCGTCGAGGCGCGCTTCAACGTGCTTGCCGAGTCGCAGGACTGCTGGCTGGATGCGTCGCGCCGCAACACCCTGACGGGGCTCGTGCGCCTAGCCATCGCTGTGTTCGTTACAACGGGCGAGAACGTGGCTTCAGCGGAGTGGATCCGCGAGAGCCGGCGTCCCTGCAGTACCGCGGTACAGGTCATCTCGCCAGACCGCCTGTGCAATCCGGACGGGGTTTCTGATGACGCGAACCTGCGCCGTGGCGTGGTCATCGACGGCCGTGGTCGCCCTACGAACTACTGGATCCGCGAGGGCTACCCCACCGATCCGTGGAACTACGACTACCGCTGGCGCTTGATCCCCGCCGAGAAACCGTGGGGCCGGAAGCAGATGCTGCACATCATCGAGCAGCGGCTTCCCGATCAAAGCCGGGGCATCGCCGACATGGTGGCGGTGCTGAAACAGATGCGGATGACAAAGCGTTTCCAGGAGATCGTCCTGCAGAACGCCGTGGTCAACGCGACTTACGCGGCTTCGATCGAGTCCGAGCTGCCCAGCAACATGGTCTTCGAGCAACTGGGCGGCGGGGAGACCAACTTCGATCCGCTGAACAACTACCTCAACAACTACATGAACGCCCTGGGCAGCTACCTCGACGGCTCGAAGAACATTGCCGTCGATGGCGCGAAGATCCCGCATCTGTTCCCGGGCACCAAGCTGAACATGCAGCCGCTGGGACAGCCTGGCGGGGTAGGGGACGGGTTCGAGCAGTCGCTGCTCCGCCACATCGCTGCGTGCCTGGGACTGTCCTACGAGCAGTTCACCAGGGACTACACGAAGACCAACTACAGCTCGGCACGCGCCAGCATGACCGAGACCTGGAAGTTCATGCAGTCGCGCAAGAAGTCGGTAGCCGATCGCTTCGCGACCTTCGTGTACCAGCTGTGGCTGGAAGAAGAGGTGAACGCCGGCAACGTTCCGCTGCCGCGAGGTAAGACCGCCGCCTGGTTCTACGAGCCTCTGGTGAAGGACGCGCTCAGTACCTGCAGCTGGATCGGTGCCAGCCGCGGGCAGATCGACGAGCTGAAGGAAACCCAGGCTGCGCTGCTGCGCATCAAGTCCGGCCTCTCCACGTACGAACTCGAAGCCGCGAAGCTGGGCCTCGACTGGCGCGACCTGTTCGCCCAGCGCGCCCGTGAGGAGCGCCTGGTCAAGAAGTACGGCCTGGCCTTCTCCCTGGATGCGCAGCGCAGCGGCTCCAGCGCGCAGAGCACCCTCTCGGACGATCCCGCCAGCGGCACTCAGAACGACGACATCAAAGACGAAGAGGCTGCAGCATGAGCATGACCATCGCGCGCCAGGTGATCGCGCGGATGAACCTGCGCGAGTCGCTGTTCAGCGGGCAGTTCGCAGCCAGCATGGCCGCGGACCTGTTCCAGCTCAGCAGTGCCGATCCGAAGGCCGAGCAAACCAAGGCCGAGCAGGCTCGGGTTCAGCTCATGGACGCCTACGGGTTCAGCGCTACCGAGCAGCGTAAGCCGTTCGCGTTTGCCGGCGGTGTTGCCGTCATCCCGGTGCACGGCAGCCTCATCAACCGCTTCGGCGCCAGTTGGGGTTACGTCACTGGGTACAACTTCATCCGCGCGCAGCTGAATGCGGCGCTGGCGGATGACGAGGTGAAGGCGATCGTCTTCGACTGCAATAGCTACGGCGGTGAAGTCGTCGGGTGCTTCGAACTGGCCGACGAGATCTACGCGGCTCGCGAGAAGAAGCCGCTCACCGCCGTGGTCGACGCGAACTGCTACTCGGCCTGCTACGCCATCGCCAGCTCCGCCCACCGCGTCGTGGTGATCCCGAGCGGCGGCGCCGGGAGCATCGGCGCTTACGCGATGCACATCAGCATCGAGAAGGCCCTGGAGAAATTCGGGGTATCTGTTGAGCTGATCCACTCGGGCGAGCACAAGGTCGACGGGAATCCTTTCCAGGATCTGCCCGAAAACGTGCGCGCTGACACCCAAAGCGGGGTGAACAAGACACGCAGCACCTTCGTGTCCCTGGTTGCTCGTAACCGGGGACTCGACGAGAAGGTCGTCCGCGATACCGAGGCAGCGTGCTACCGCGCTGACGAGGCCCTCGCGCTCGGCCTGATCGACGCCGTGGCGACGCCAACACAGGCGATCGCCGCGCTACTCACCGAGCTTTCCGGCTCTGACGAAAACCAGGAGAACGATATGTCCGACGAGAACGCCGCGCCGGGAGGCAAAGCCCCGGAGAACGCCAGCGCTGGCGCAGTGGATGCCGCTGCCGAGCGCAAGGCTGAACAGGAACGCTGCAAGGGCATCCTGAATTGCGAGGAAGCCAAGGACAACCCTGCACTGGCCAACCATCTCGCCTTCGAGACCAGCATGTCGGTGGATGACGCCAAGAAAACCCTGGCAGCCGCCGGCCCGGCGAAGCCTGCGGTCGAAGCGCCGAAGGTGGAGCAGAACCCCTTCAGGCAGGCCATGGACGCCGACAAGCACCCGGACCTCGGCGCAGGCGGTGACAACGGGGGCGGCGACGAGCAGGTGTCCAAGGCCGACCGCATTCTTCAAGCCCACGGCGCGGCCTCCGGTCGTACCTACGACGCCAAGTAAGGAGGCGCACCATGACCGAGTTCCTCGCTGGTAGCAACCGCATGAACTTCCCGCAGCCGCCGCAGCTGTTCGCCGGCAGCCTGGAAGTCACCACCAACCGCCGCCAGGTGGCCGACAACCTCAAGTTCCAGCAGTACGAGGTGATCGCCATCGTCGCCGACAAGATCGTCAAGTTCGATCCGGAAGGCACCGACGGCAGCGAAGTGGCTGCCGGGATCATCGCCAACTCCGTCGATACCACCACCGCTACCGGCGTCGCTGGCCAGTGGTCCGGGTTCTACACCGGCGGCGATTTCAACCACGCAGCGCTGGTTTGGCCGGCTGCGCTCACCACGCTGGCTCAACGCCGTGCGGTGTTCGCGACCATCGCGACCATCGCCATCTCGTCCGTGCTCTAAGGGGGAGCCGCCACTATGGAATTCGAACTGTACGACCTGGCGACTCTGCTGCAGGTTCGCCGCCGTGTCGACAATGCGCCGGTCTTCTGGCTGAACTTCTTCGGTCGCCAGATTAACTTCGAGACCCCGTATATCGACTTCGAGAACGTCAACCGTCGCTACCGCAAGCTGGCGCCCTTCGTAGCCCCGAACGTCCAGGGCCGCGTGATTTCCAGCCAGGGCTCGCGCCTGACCCGCTATGCGCCGGCCTACGTCAAGCCGAAATCGGTGATCGATCCGAACAAGGTCATCGCCCGCCAGCCTGGCGAGGTGCCGTACCAGCCGCTCAGCAACGCGCAGCGCCGTGACGCAGTGATTGCCGAGGAAACTCGCGATCACAAGGCTCGGCTGACCAACCGTAACGAGTGGCTGGCCGCCAACGCCGTGATCTTCGGTTCGGTGACCATCTCGGGTGAGGACTATCCGACCAAGTTCGTCGACTTCGGTCGTGACCCGTCCCTGACCGTCATCCTCACCGGCGCTGCGAAGTGGGACCAGACCACTGCCAAGCCCATGGCCGATATCAAGGGCGTCCGTCGTAAGGCGGCCGACCTGTCGGGGGTGCGCATCCGCCGGGTGATCTTCGGCGAAGGCGCCTGGGACCTGTTTGCCACCCGCATGGAGTTCGACAACCCGCAATCGGGCAACCTCCTGGACACCACTTTCCGGGGCAGCGAGACCAGCGTGTCGCGCCTGCTGGACGGCTTCGAGGGCGCCGAGTACGCAGGCACTCTGACCGGTGTGAATGGCCAGGGCCGCATCGAGTGCTGGGTGTACAGCGGCAGCTACGACGATGACACCGGCGCTCAGGTCGCCTACATGCACACCTACGACGTGGTGGGTGTCGGCGAGTTCGATGGCGTGCGTTGCTTTGGCGCTATCCAGGACGCCCGCGCCGGCTACCAGGCTCTCGAAGTGTTCATGAAGAACTGGGAGAACCAGGATCCCAGCGTCGAGTACCTGCTGAGCCAGTCGGCCCCGCTCATGGTCCCCGGCGAACCCAACGCCACCTTCCGCATCCGCGTCGCTTAACCCCTGCGGCAGCCGCCTTCGGGCGGCTCGCCTTTTCGGAGAACTGACATGCCCAAACGCATTCCGCTCAGCACCATCGTCGTACACCGTGACGGCAAGCGCATCACCCCGGAGATCGGCCTCCCCTTCGACTTCACCCCCGACGAGGTGGCCGAGATCTCCGCCCTGGAGCAGGAACTGAAGGCCCGCGGGAACCCGCAGCTCCTGTTTCGCAAGATCATCAACGAAGATCCCAACGTCAGCGCGGCGGCGGCTGTTGCTACCGAGAATGCCGCTGGCGGTGCCGAGGAGACTGACTACAGCGCGATGACCGTGCAGCAGCTCAAGGACCTCGCCGCGAAGCGCGAAGTCGACCTGGGCGAAGCCACCAAAAAGGACGACATCATCGCCAAGCTGAAGGCGGATGATGCGGAGGACGAGGGCCTGTAATGGCCTTCGACTTCGCGTCGGCAAAAGCCCTGGTGCGTCAGACGGTCCACGAGACTCTCGGCGTGCCAGGGCTTTACCAGGATCACTCGATGAGTGTCCCCGAGCCCATCCGCGTTCGCTGGCACTCCAAGATCGACCGCTTCGGCGATCTGGAGAGCAGCGGCTACGCGGAGGTCATCGAGGGCATTGACCGAGTCATCTTCCAGGCCGTCGAGGCCCGTGCCCTAGGTGTGCGCTCCGGCGGAACCGTCACCATCCAGGCTCTTGGCGGCGTCCAGTTGACATTGGGTGCCCAGGAGCCGGCAGACGGCCCCTACGAAGAAATCTGGTCGGCGTCGAAGCTATGAGCGTCAGCGTTACGGCAGATCTCTTCGAGGAGTTGGAGCGGTACTTCGATGAGCTGCCGCAGATCACGACCGAGGCTGCCCGCCTGGCTATCAACGACACAGCCCGGGGCCCCGCCATCAGCTTGTCCCGAGACGAGATGTACGACCAGGTGAATTTCCCCTCTGGCTATCTTGGCTCGGATAGGCTGTTCGTCGCAAAGCTCGCAAAGAACAACGACCTGGAGGCGATCGTCACCGGGCGCGACCGGCCGACATCCTTGGCGCGCTTTGCGACGAACCCGACACCCGGGCAACGCGGCGTGACGGTGCAGGTACACAAGGGCCACTCGAAGATGATGAAGAAGGCCTTCATCGTGAAGCTGCGCGCCGGCCGCACGATGGATGGACAGACGTTCAACGTAGGGCTCGCAATCCGCCTGGCACCCGGCGAGAAGCTGATCAACAAGACGTTGCCAGCCGAGGTCTACGCCACGTCGTTGGGGCCGAATGTCGTGCTGCTCTACGGCCCCTCTGTTGACCAGGTGTTCCGCGCTGTATCGGCCGAGGCGGCTCCGGCCGTCGCCGATCATGCGGTCAGCGAGTTCTACCGCCAGTTCGCGAGGCTGAGCAATGGCTGATTTGATCCCGTACCGCCTGCTGGTGTTGCAACGCCTGACAGTGCTGCTGGAGGGCATCGACGCGTTTGACCAGAACGGCCAGCCCTATGCGCTTGCCGGCTCGGTGTACCGCGGCAGAACGGAGTTCGGCTCGGACACCCCATTGCCGGCCATCTCCATTCTCGAATCGCCAACTCCCGCTATCGGCGTGTTTGCCGGCCAGGCTGAAGTCCGCAGCGAGTCGTGGGTGCTGCTGATCCAGGGTTGGGCGGCAGACGATGCACTCAATCCGTCTGATCCTGCGTACTGGTTGGCGGCAGCAGTGGAGCAGCGTCTCTCGCTCATCACGGCCACGCGAAACGACGGCTCAGGCCGCCCTGCGGATCCCGAGCACTACCTGCTGGGCAACCTGGTCGCCGGGATCGAGGTCGGTCCCCATGTCGTCCGCCCCCTCGACCAGAAGACGTCCAGTCGGGCCTGTTTCTACCTGCCTGTGCGCGTGGCTCTTGCACGGAGCATCGGAGAGCCTTATCGTTCGCAATGAATCAACATTTAGTTGATTATTTCGATTAAAAGTTGAGCATCCACACCGAGGACCTGGGCATGATCGCTCCCGATGGCAAGAACTACACCCTTGGTCGGGGTAAGTTGTACTTCGACCTATTCGCAGCTGGTACGCAGGCCCCTACCGGCCAGCGTTACTTCGGGAACACTCCCGAGTTCAACACCACCGCCGACTCGGAGGAGCTGGAACACTTCGACTCCGACAACGGCGTGAACGTGAAGGATGACAGCGTGACGCTGTCCAACACCCGCACCGGCAGCTTCACCACCGACAACATCAACCTGGACAACGTCGCGCTGTTCTACCTCGGCGAGAAGTCCACCCTGGTGCAGACCTCGCTTACCGCGCAGACGCAGACCATCAAGGTCAAGCAGGGCCGGTTCTATCAGGTCGGTGCCTCGGACGCGAACCCGACCGGCTACCGCCACCTGGACAACTTCTCGGTGAAGATCGGCTCCACCACCGTGGACGCCGCCGACAACTACGAAGTCGACCTCCCGTTGGGCCGCCTCTACATCGAACCGGGCTCCGCCGATATCGTCGACGATGCCGAGGTGATCCTCACCTACGACGTGAAGGCCTACAGCCAGGACAAGGTCATCAGCTCGTCCGACGAGATCGTCGGTGCGCTCTACTTCGAGTCGACCAACCCGAAAGGCAAGCTGCTCGACTACTACTGGCCCTACGTCAAGATCAGCCCCAACGGCGACTTCAACCTGAAGTCCGGCGACGACTGGATGACGATCCCCTTCAACATCGAGTTCCTCAAGAAGGGTAATCTGGAAACGGTCTACATCACCGACCGCGGCACCACTTCGTAAGGGGGCCGCGGCATGTCGCTTCTGGATTACACGCCCGAGCGCCTGCCAGTCCTGGTCAACGGCGAGGTCCTCTTCCAGGTGGAGGGGATCTCGCTGGAGACACTGGCCGTGCTCGTCAAAACGCACCTGCCAGACTTGGAAGCCGTTTTCGACGTTATCGTGAACAGCGAAAGCGCCGGTGGCTCGTTCTCCGATCATCTGTCCCGTGTCGCCCAGGGTATTGCTCTGCAGGGCCCCGGCCTTGCCGCCAACCTCATCGCCATCGCGTCGGGTGAGGAGGTCTCCCCGGCGCTGATCGCCAAGGCCAAGCGCCTACCTTTCACCGTTCAGGTGGATGCCATCACCAAGATCGGCAAGCTCACGTTCGAGGAGGCTGGCGGCGTAAAAAAGGCGATGGAGTCCTTGATGAACTTGCTCGCGAGCTTGAGAACGAAGCCGCTGAGCGGCAGCCAAGAGACTCCGGCTTCCTCCGCTACTACCACGGGATCCGCCGGGACGTGAGCTTGCTGATGGCCGAAGGGCACCCGCAGGCTCGCCGGTATCCGCTGGCGAGCCTGTGGTCGGAGGCGCGCATCTGCCGGCAGCGCCACAACCAGGCCGTGATGCAGGAGGCTGCGGTGATGCAGGCCGTCATCGGCGCATCGATAGGCGGCAAGAAAGGGGCTCGTCACCTCAGCAACCTGCTGAAGAGGATCGAGCGCAGTGACTGACACGAGCCGCAACGTCGAGCTGGTCATCCGGGCCAAGAACCTAAGCAAGAAGACGCTGCAGGATGTCCGGAATGAGATCGAGGACATCAACAAGGCCCTCGATGCGCAGATCGACGCGTCCAAGCGCGGCCAGGGCTCGCTGAAGGACCTGGACGCCACCTACCGGCGTCTCGAAGACGCGATGAAGTCGCTGCTTCAGCAGCAGGCGATCATCAAGCAGTTCGAGGCGCAGAGTGCTCGTCTCAAGGAACTACAGGATCGTCTCGGCGCGGCGTCGACGAAGTTGCGCGAGCACCAGGCCGCCATGGAGGCCGCCGAGAAGGTCACCCAGCGCCAAGCCAACACGCAGACCAAGCTGCTCAAGGCTGTCGAGCGCGCCGAGCAGGCCGTGGCTGCGCAAAGCGCCCGCCTTGCCACTCTACGGGAGCAGGGTGAGGCTGCCGGCCTGGCGATGAGCGACCTCAGCCGCGCCCAGGATGAACTCCTGGCCGTGGGCCGGCAGCTCGCTGATACCAACGCCTCCCAGGCACAGACCTCGGAGCAGTTGGCGGCGAACATGCGCTCTGCGCAGAAGGCGGCGAAGGACCTGGCCGAGACGGAGGCCTTCGAGGCTGCGGCCGCGGCCGCTGCACGGCGGAACGCTGAAAGCGAGTACAGCCAGTTCTGGCTGAAGGAGCTGGCGAAGCGCGAGGCGGAGGAGCGCCGCTTCAACGAGATCAGTGTGCAGATGGCCGAGAAGGCGGCGAAGGAGAAAGCCGCCGCGGAGGCGTTCAACACCGAAGCCACCAAGGCTGCCCAGCGGAACCGTCAGCAGCAGGCCGAGTACGAGTACGCTCAGCTGTTCAACGCTGCTGATCAGCGCGCCGCCCAGGCTGCGGCCGTTGCTCAGCTCAACGAGATGGCAGACAAGGCCGTGGCTGCGGCCCGCGGCTACACGACGCTCGGTGATGCCAGCCAGCGGCTGACGCAGAACAGTCGCACCTTGGCCAGCAACTTGCGCTCGATCATCGATCCAGCGGGCACCGCACGCACGACTCTTGGCGGGGTTGAGGAAGAGATAAAGGCGCTCGACGCCGCCATCAGCCAGATCAGCGGCCCGGTGAAGGGGGCCACCCAGCAGCTCCGACAACTCGCGGATGCGCAGAAGGCCCTGGTCAGCCAGGCCGCCGGCATTGATGCCTACCAGAAGCAGGTTGAGTCCCTGCGGGCGGCCCGCGCTGGCTTCTCGGATGCCCGCGCCGCGGTGTTGCAGTACGCCCAGGCCATTCGCCAGGCAGATGCTCCGACAGCCGAGATGCAGGCGCACCAGCGGCAGCTGCAGGGCGCATTGACGTCGGCGGCACAGCAACTGCAACAGCAGTTGGCACGCACCCGAGAGCTGCGTGAGGGGCTTCGTTCCGCTGGCATCGATACGAGCAACCTGGTTGCGGCGCAGCAGCGCCTGGTGGCCAGTGCCAGGACTGCTACGGGGGCTGTCCAGAAACTCGGGGCGGCCGTCGAGAAGTACGGCGAAGAGACGCGCTCCTCGGCCGAGGATCTCAACCTCTTCGAATCGAACGGGCGCACCACTCTGTCGTTCGTGCAGCGGTTGCGGGGTGAGGTGCTGGCGCTCGCCGCGGCCTATGGTGGCCTGCAGGGCGCGCTCAACCTGAGCCAGCAGTCGCTGGATGCGTTCAGTACCAAACAGGGTATTCAGAATCAGCTGGCGCTGTCTGTCGGCAACGATCCGAAGCGTGTCGCCGAGGAGTACGCCTACATCCGTGAACAGGCTGATCGGATTGGCGTGTCGTTTGAAGAGGCCGCCAAAGGCTACGCCAAATTCGCCGCCGCAGCATCGCTCGCTGGCCGCAGCAATCAGGAGATCCGCTACGTCGCCGAGACGTTCCTTGAGGTGGGCCGCGTGGCGAACCTCTCGGCCGACGACATCGACGGCGTGTTCAAGGCCTTGGAGCAGATCTACTCCAAAGGGAAGATCCAGGCTGAGGAACTGCGTGGTCAGCTCGGCGACCGCCTATTCGGCGCCTTCGAGATCGCCGCCAAGGCGCTGAAGGATACCTACCCGGACCTGAACAAGGCCATGAAGGATGGCGAGATAACGAGTGCCCAACTAGTCGCCATCGCTGAGCAGTATAAGAAGACGGTCGCCGGTCAGCTCCCTGCTGCTATTGCCTCTCTGGCCGCTAAGCAAGGTCGATTGAACAGTGCGATCCTTGATTTCAAGATCGCGTTGGCTGAGTCCGGCTTCGCCGACACCTACGCCGATCTGGTGCAGAAGCTGACGGCATTCCTGAAGAGCGACGATGGTAAGAAATTTGCCCAGGATCTCAGTACTGCATTCAGTGCGGTGGTCACGGCCCTCACGTATCTGCTCAGTCACTTGGAGGAAGTAAGGCTGGCGATCGAACTGGCGTTTGGGCTCAAAGCGCTTTCCCTGGTAGCCGGACTAGCTTCCGCGATCGACACTAAGCTACTGCCTTCACTGAAGGTCCTCACTGCTCAGTTTACCGTCATGGGAGCGGAAGGCGTCTCTTCTGCGAAAGTGATCCAGGCCGCCTTCGCTACTTTTGCCGCAGCTCTTGTCGGTTGGCAGATTGGCACGTATCTGTATAACGAGTTCGCTACGATACGGAAGGCCGGAGTAGTCATGGTCACTGCTCTGGATGAGTATTTCACCACATTGAAATACCAGTTCAAATTGCTTTGGTCAGGATTCTCGGGCTCCGCAGCTGACGCGTTCAAGCAGTCATTCAACGACATCGTTGAGTTCTTCCAGAAGACGCTTCGAGTGATCGAGTCCGGCTACAAGCTGGCCCATCTGGATTCTGCTGCGAAGAGCGCTGCAGAGGCCGCTGAGATGCTGAATAGCATCAAACTCAACGTCGGTGGGAAACCAGCCGAGCTGAAGAAGCAGTTGGAAGAAGAGATCGCGGTTATTCGGCAAGTTCGTGCAGAGATGCTTGCCGATATCGACAAACCGCCGAAGGCAGCGAAGGGGGCAGCTTCCGCGTCGCCTACGGCGAGCCCCGGGATCACTGGTGGAGGCGCCACTGGTGGAGGCGACGACAAGGCCTACAAGAAGCTCGTGAAGCAGCGTGAGGCCTTGGCGAATGAGCTGGTGAACGCCCTGGCCGCGGCCGAGGCGAAGATCCAGAAGAACGAGAAGCTCAGCCTGGAGAGCCGCCTCGCGGCGATCGACACCGAGTACCAGAAGGTCTACACGAAGATCGACAAGCTGGCCAAACTGCCTGGTGGCGCCGACCTGGCCAAGCAGATGCGCTCCACGCTCGACGGCTACGTGAAGCAGCTGAAGGTCCAGGAGACGCTCAAGTTCAACACCGAAGAGATGCAGCGTGGCGAGAAGCGGCTGAATGATCTCATCGGTTTGCGTTCGCAGATGCTCCAGGCTGTCGAGGCCCAGCAAAAGTCTGGATTGATTGGTGAACTCGAAGCCAAAGCGAAGATCGCTGATATCGACACGCGGATGGTCCCGCAAATCCAGGCTTCTGCGCAGGCGATGATCAATTGGGCGGCAGCCCACAAGGAAGTATTCGCGGACCAGACGGCCTTGGATACCTTCATCGCCAAAATGGAGACGCTGCGTGACAGCACCACCGGGGTTAAGGACGGGCTGATCAGCGTTACGGATTTCGCTCAAGCGTTCTCTGACGCCGGCACAAACGCATTCGATCAATTCGCCAAGTCCGTGGCTGATGGCGAAAACGCGATGTCGGCACTGGGAGACTCGTTCTTGCAGTTTGCTGCTGACTTCTTGCGCCAGATTGCGCTGATGATCATCCAGCAACTTCTTTACGACGCGGCGCTGGCAATTGCGGCGGCTTTGACCGGCGGCGCTGGCACGGCTGGGGCACCAGCGCAGGCTCCCGGCTCATCGTTGTCGTCGTTGCAGGCCAGCCAGTTGCACACGGGAGGCGTTGTAGGCGTGCGCGGTGGTCGGTCAGTAGAAGCAAGCCCTGCTTGGTTTGCGGCAGCGCCTCGCTATCACAGTGGCGGCGTGTCCGGCCTGGCTCCTGACGAGTATCCCGCGATCCTGCAGAAGGGCGAGGAGGTGCTGACCGGTGACGATCCGCGCAACGTCATGAACGGCGGCCTGGGCGCGGGGCAGGGTGGCGCTGATCCGATGCAGGCGTTGACCGTCAACAACTACGTCGACGCCGAGAGCTTCATGGGCGCTGCCCTGGCGAAGCCGGCGGGCCAGCGAATGATCATGAACGTGCTGCGAGCGAACTCGTCGCAGCTCAAAGCCCTGATGGGGAGCAGATAAGTATGGCTGTCGAGATCGGCACCGCCGCAGGTCATATCGATCTGATGAATAAGCTGATGGTCTTTCTATCGACCAATGCGGATCTTGTTGCTGCCGGTCAGCAGTGGGAAGTTCTCCGCAACTCCAACATGCCGATGCCCTTGGCCTGGCCTGGCCGTATTGCGTTCTATTCCAACGGTTCCGGCGGTAATAGTTTCACTACCACTATGCCGGACTCAGTTCCGAACGGCTTGTATTCGAGCACCAATATTAAGATCGAGTTCACGGGGAAGATAAACGTCCCCGCGGATGGCAGTTATGCGTTCGCACTACTTGCGGACGATCAGATGGAACTGTGGATTGATGGCGCCCTGATTGCGGGGGTATATGCCAACAACGCGGCGAATAGCTTTACGCAGACCGGGGGTGCAGTTGTTCTAACGGCAGGTCTACACGATGTCAGGGTGACGTATGTGCAGGCTAGCTCGGGATTAGGTGCCTCGATCGGATGGAAAAAACCAGGCGACTCCGCGTTTTCTATCGTCCCGGCAGCGAACTACAGCGCCATGGCTTGTGCATTCGGTTACGCCGACACGGCTGATCCTTCCGCCGCGGATCATCGGGCGGTCATTGCAGACAAAGAATACGTCGTCAAGGGACCGGGGCTCTCCGGTCAGGACGAGATTTATGTCGCATTGCGCACGCTCAGCTCGGCACAGGGCGATAAATACAACGTCGCTGAGCGTTATACGACTGGCTATGACTCGACGAAAGCTCTCTCTGGGCAGCCCGGTGCGGGAGCAAATGTCTACTCGCTGATGTGGAACCAGTCGATCAAATACTGGTTCATCGCGAATGGGCGCCGCTTCATTGTCATCGCTAAGGTATCGACGACCTACGCCAGTCTGTATGGCGGCTTCATCCTGCCCTACGGTCTGCCATCGGAGGTTCCCTACCCGATTGCTGCGGGAGCCAGCAGTGCGATCAACGCACGCTGGTCGATCCAAACCGAGGACCACAGTTCGTTCTGGAACCCTGCCGGCTACACCACCGCAGCGGTATCCAGTCTTTATTTGCGGCGTACCGATGGTGCGGCGGACAACTTCAAGAACATCTACTACAACCAGAACTCCGCTTACGCGGCCGCTGGCTGGACGTACCCGTACCGTGGCCTCTTTGCCTATCGGCCATCGCCCGATAACGAATACGCCTTGCAGGGGGTGACGCTGTACTCGACTGCGGGTGGCGGAAACGTGTGGGGCGAGCTTGATGGCGTGTTCCACATATCTGGCCACAACAACGCATCCGAAAACACGCTGGTCATCGGGGGGAAGACCTACTTGGTCGTCCAGAGTGGCTACCGCACTACAGCCAGCGACTACGCGGCAATCCTTCTGGAGTAGTTCCATGGCCTACCAAACAGGCGTGACCAGTTCTCTCGCTGACTTGATCGCAACTCTGCTGACCTTCGCAGATGCAAACGGCTTCGACCTTGGCCCAACGGGCACGTACACGGGCCTAGGAGTCAGCGGTTCCAGCGGCACTTTCAATATCGTGTCGCTGGTTAAAAACAGCATCTATTACCTATTCGCCCAACCCACCACGGGGACGACCTACCTCTGGATGAATACGGCATCGTCCTACGCGGGAGGCTCCACGGTGTCCTGGGCCAACGCGCATGCCAGTTGGTGCCGCGTCGATAATCTCGCTGGCCCCCATGTCGGCTACCACATGTTCAGCGACGGCAGTGGCGTGAACGTGGCCGTAGAGATCGTCACCAATGTTTTCGTGCACTTTAATTTTGGCGAACTCCAGAAGAACGGCAATTACGAAGGCGGTCAGTACGTCACGGGCCTGTGTGTTTACGCGATTACCGGTTCGTCCCTGAACGATATGACGCACGGCTACAACTACATTCCGTTTGGCACCGTGGATGTGGGCAGCTGGGCTACGGTTTATGGTTATGTCCACGGGCATGTTCGAACGCCGGTTAGTGGACCGACGTCCGCCATAGAGCGGAATACGGGCACTGTCACCTACAACACGGGCCTAGCACCTACTGTTGGACGCCCCCTGATCAGCGCGTCGCCCAATGCGGCGAATGGGCGTGCCGCGCTCGTTCCAATAGCCCTGGTGCAGGCATCCAGCGGAACCACGGGCCCGTTCTACCAATTGGGGTATGTCGGCAATGCCTGTCTCCTCAATATCGCCAACCTGAACCCGAAGGAGATGGTCAACACTGACTGGATGGTGTTCCCCATCTCGCAGAAGAACGGCCCTGCCACGACCTACATAAACAGCGCCAACTACGGGATCGCCTACCGAAAATGAGCACTCTCTGGCCGTCGATATCGATCAGTGACGTGGCCGGCCCGCATTCGCCGGATGCCTACCTCACGTCCTTGCCGAGCAATGGCGATGCGGATCCGCTATCCGTGGCGAAGCAGAGCGTTCGAACTACGGGCGACGGCATCGTGGGGGAGCTGCCGCACGTCATTCCCGGGCGCATTTGGCCGGCGGTAAACGATACGTTCTACAACCGAATCCTCATCGATCCGTCGCAGTTGGACATGGGCAATCTGCTCAGCAACCAGACGCGTGTCATCACGGTGTGGAACGGCTTCCTCGTCCAGAAGGAGCTGCAAGGGTTCCAGCGCCTCAACGACGCTGGAATCAGCGTGATGGAGCCGGTGACGCCTCCCTACCAGATGCGGCCCTTGGAGCAACTGAACTACATCCTGAACATCACTACGGACGGCCCTGCCGTCATCGACGCGCAGTACGTATGGACCGTAGATGCCATCGACTACTCGGCTGCCGTTACGGGCCGCCGCGTCGTCGTATGGCCGTTCGGCCCAAACTGGAACACGGAGGTCACCGAGGTCCTGGAGTGGTTGACCAACATCTTGCGGTCGTTCGATGGCAGTGAGCAGCGCCGGTCAATTCGCACCAAGGCACGGCGGAGTTTCAGCTACACATTTCAGACCGCCAGACATGAATCGGCCCGCGCCGAGAACCTGCTGTGGGGCTGGCAGAACCGCGTCTATGCGCTGCCGGTGTGGACCGACAAGTCGAAGCTGGACTCCAACCATGTGCAAGGTGACACGGTGATCAGCCTGCCCACTGACACCTACTGCTTCACGGCCGGCGGCTTGGCCGCGTTCTACGCCGACACGAGCAGCATCGAGGTCGTGGAGATCGACACCGTCAACCCGGGCAATCTCGTGCTGAAGCGCCCCCTGGAGGGCAACTGGCCGAAAGGCACCGTCGTCATGCCCGTGGTGCTCGGCCATCTCCCAACCAGCGTCCCGCTGGCTCGGCGCTCCAGCCAGGCCGTGACAGGTGTGCTGACATTCACCTGCGATCCGGTGTCGGTGGATCCGTTCACTCCAGACGCTGCTGCGACGGTCGTATATGACGGGTTGGAGGTGCTGCAGCGGCAACCGAACTGGGGCGAGACATTGAGCAACGACTTCCAGTACCAGTTCGACACGGTTGACCAACTGACCGGTGCCATCGGCTGGGATCAAACCGAGGAGTTTCCGCGCATCCAGCGGACCTACCCCTGGTTGCTCAATGGCCGTCAGCAGATCCTCGCGTTCCGCCAGATGCTGGGCCGCCTGCGCGGTCAGTCGAAAACCCTCTACGTGCCGACATGGCATGACGATTTCGTGGTCACGCGGACAATCGGCGCCGCAGACGTTGGGATCTCGGTGCTGGACAACGAGTTCCGTCAGATGGTCGGCGCGGATCCCACTCGCGATCGGGTGATGATCCGCTTGAAGGACGGCACGAACTTCTACCGCAAGATCGTCGGCATCTCGACTGATGGCACCTACACCATCCTGACCATCGACGCGCCACTGAACCGGGAGATCCAGGTCAACCAGGTGAAGACGGTGCATCTCCTCATGCGTAGCCGACTCGCGGCTGACTCGATCACCCTCTCGTGGCGGTCGGGCAAGGTCGCCGTCGTCAACGCGCCTTTCATCACGGTGAAAGAATGAGCTTCGACAGCATTGAGCAGAGCGTCGACAGCGGTCGGCCCATCGAACTGTGCCAGATCTCCTACACCGGCAACCTCTGGTTCTACACCAGCGCCGACCGGGAGATCGTGTTCGACGGGCGCACGTTCAAGCCTGTACCGATGAAGGTGCCTGATCGCGAATCGAGTTCCGATTCGAATAAATCGTCCGGCACCTTCACGTTCGCACGTGACGTGGAAGTTGCTGAGATATTTCGCATCCAGCCGCCATCGGAACCGGTGATCGTGACTGCCTGGAGTCAGCACTACCTGGACGACGGTTTCGTGGTTGCGTGGAAGGGCCGCATCGTCAACGCCGAGTGGAAGGGCGCCTACGTCGAGCTGACCAGCGACACCATCTTCACGTCGATGAAGCGGATGGGGCTGCGGCGTCGTTATTCGAGCAACTGCCCGCACGCTCTCTACGGCGCCGGCTGCGGCGTATCTCGCGACGCCTTCAAGGAGGTGAGCACCGTCAGCGGCATGTCGGGGCTCTCGATCTCTGTGTTCAGTGCTGTTGGCAAGCCCGACAACTTCTACGCGGGCGGCTACATCACCTGGGAGAACAATCTCAACGGCAACGTCGAGAAGCGGATGGTTCGCTCTTCTGTCGGAGCAACCGGCGTGCTGACGCTGGCATCGCTGCCAGTCGCCCTGGCCGGCCTTCAGTCGGTGACGCTGTACCCAGGCTGTGACCACACCCTCAGCCCCGGGGGCTGCCTCAAGTTTGCTAATCCGCGACGTTACGGCGGCTGTTTCTACATCCCGAAAAAGAACCCGTTCGGCGGCACGCCGATCTACTGAGGAAGCATCGACATGTGGGTTCAACTGGCGATCGCCGTGGCAATGATGGTCATCTCCTACGCCATGACCTCTTCAATGAATCAGGGCATGAAGCCCGAGGCCGGCAGTCTGGATATCCCGACGGCTGAGGAGGGGGGCAACGTGCCCGTCGTGTTCGGGGAGAACCTGCTGAAGAACACCAACGTCATTTGGTACGGCGATCCGAAGATCACGAAAATCAAGTCGAAGGGGGGCAAGAAGTGAAGGTCCTACTCGAAGACGCAGTGGTGCTCGGCTACTGCCGTCCAGGTGCAGCTAAGTTTTTCCGCCGGCATGGGCTGGACTGGTGGACCTTCAAGGAGGAAGGACTGCCCATCGAGCAGATCGAACGCATCGACGATGAGATGGCTCGCGCTGTCGTCGAGCAGGCGCGCCGCCGCCAGGCAGGTGAAGCATGAGTTCCGGAAGCAAGTCGCAGACGGTCGGCTACAAGTATTTCATGGGCGTTCAGCTGGCCGTATGTCACGGCCCTGTAGACGCAGTGCTGGAACTCATCGGAGGTGACCGCTCGGCCTGGACGGGCAACGTGACGTCATCGGGCAGCATCACCATCAGCCAGGAGGAACTGTTCGGCGGTACGTCAAGAGAAGGCGGTTGGGCCGGAACTATCGACATCTGCATGGGGGACGATACTCAGGAGCCGAATCCCTATCTGGTCAGCAAAACCGATGGCATCGTCCCGGGTTACGTGGGGCTGCTCACGACAGTGTTCCGCCAGTTCTATTGGTCGGCAATGAACCCGTACTTCAAGGCGCCGTGGTGGCGTGTTCGCAGGATCTTGAAGGGATGGAGCCGCGGCTCGGCGTGGTATCCGGAGAAGGCGCAGATCGGGCGCGACATGAACCCGGCGCACATCATCTACCAGTGCCTCACCGACACGGAGTGGGGGATGGGGTACTCGCCGGATGACATTGATGACACCAGCTTCCGCGCGGCAGCCGATAAGCTGTACAGCGAGGGCTTCGGGCTCTCCTGGGTGTGGGAGGACCAGTCCTCGATCGAAGACGTCGTCCAGTTGTTCGTCAATCACATCAATGCGGCCCAGGGGCTCGATATGGAGACGGGGCGTTTCGTCCTGGTGCTCATTCGGGACGACTATGACGTGGCGTCGCTCCCTGAGCTGAACCCCTCTAACATCCTCTCGCTGGATTCGTTCCAGCGCGTCGCCTGGGGCGATACCGCCAACGAGATCGTTGTCACCTACACCGATCGTGATCAGAACGACGCGACTGTCGCCGTTCAAGACCCGGCGAGCATCGCTGCGCAGGGTGCGGTGGTGTCGACGACTCGTAGTTACCCAGCCATTCGGGAGTTCGATCTGGCTGTGCGTGCGGCCATGCGAGACCTGAATATCGCCTCCTCCCCGTTGGCCAAGGTCACGCTGACTGTGAACCGCGTGGCCAGCCGCTGGATGCTCGGCAAGGTGTTCAAATTGACCTGGCCGCGTTTAGGAATCAATGGAGCGCCATTCCGCGTCACGGCAATTCGTCCTGGCTCGTTGCCGGATAGCATTGAGATCGAGGCCCTGGAAGACATCTTCGGGCTGCCCAGCAACGCCTACACCGGCCAGCAGCCGTCAGGGTGGGTTGAGCCGTTGAACCCGCCTGCACCGGCCATTGCTGCTCGCGCAATCGAGGCTTCGTACTGGGACCTGGTACACCAGATGAGCGCGGCGGATATCGCATATCTCGAACCAGGCTTCGGATTCGGCGGGGTACTTGCGGTGAAGCCGACCGCAGACAGCTATGGCTTCGATCTGTGGGAGGCCCCTGCCAACGCGGGCCCCTATTCGTTCATGGCGGCGGGAGACTTCGTTGCCAGCGGCACGCTCGCAGCCGACATGCCGATAAGCGCGGGCCCCGTGACGTTCACGCTGCGCAACATGATCGATGTCGACGAGGTCGACCTCGGCACCTACTTCTATATCGACAACGAGGCTTTCGGCGTCACAGCGATCAACCCGTCTACCGGTGTCGTCATTGCAACGCGTGCCGTGCTCGACACCGTGCCAGCGCTCCACGTCGAGGGCGCCAGGGCCTGGTTCATGGACCAGGCTGACGTGTACGATCCAACGCAGCGTACCAGCGCCGAGGTGGCCTACTACAAGCCGCTCACGCGTACCGGTCGAGGCACCTTGCCTCTTGCCTCATCGCCCGCCTACAGCGTGACGATGGCGAACCGGGCCTCTCGTCCGTATCCGCCCGGCAACGTCAAGGTGAACAGCGCCTACTTCCCAGCCAAGGTGTACGGCGACCTGGCCGTGACGTGGTCTCATCGCGACAGGAATCAACAAACGGTTGATTTGGTGCCGTTCACGAGTGGTAACATCGGCCCGGAAGTTGGTGCGACCTATACCGTGCAGGTGTTCGACGGCACCACGTTAAAGCGCACCTACACGGGGATCACCAGTACCTCTTGGTCGTATGCCCTGGCCGACGTGGTCGCAGACGGTGTGCTGCAGACGCCACGCTTAGTGCTCGCCAGCTCGCGTGACGGCCTCGCGTCCTGGCAGCGGCACGACATCACAATTGATCGCCACGGCCTGGGCTTCCACCTGGGCGAGGATCTCGGAGGAGTCGCAGCATGACACTGGCCACCGGGCCTAACACAGGCCTTCTGATCAATGGCGCTCCCGGCGAGGCACATTACGCGCAACTGGTGGCAATGTGGCGGTGGGATGACTTCCTCCGGCAGCCCGTCGTAAAGAGTCGCCTTTCGGCGCTCCCGACTACCGGCCAGGTAGAGGGGGATGCCTACATCTTCATTGGGACTGGGACCAACGCCAACAAGATCGCTCGCTGGTGGGCGACGGGAGCTACCACGGCCCAGTGGGAATACCTAGTGCCTAAATCCGGCTGGCGCGTACAGGTTTCTGGCGAACTGGACGCCTACGGGCAGGTGAAAACGTACGAGTACAGCGGCACAGCATGGAGCGAGAAGTCTGCTGGGGGTATTTCGCAGGCGGACGCCGATGTGCGCTACGAGCCCAAGCGGAAAGACAACCTCACCGCTACAACCAACCCGTCTGCGGCGGATGACCAGGTGCAGGGCTATAGCGTGCTTAGCCGATGGGTGAACACAACGACCGGCGAGATGTGGCTTTGCCTCAATGCGAGTACCGGTGCTGCGAACTGGCAGCAAGCCACGCTGTCGCTGGATGAACTCGGCAGTGCGGCACTGGCGAACGTGGGGGTGGGCTCTACCGAACTGCCAACCAATGCGGCTGTCGCGACGGCGCTACAGCCGCTGGAAACGATGATCTGGATGGGGCTCTGACCATGACGCCGAAGAACTGGAAGCTGACCGCCTACACGAACAACACCTGGACCGACGTAGTCGGCGAGGCTGCCATCCTGGCTTCGATCCTGGTCGCCAACACCGATCCGGCCAACGCCATCAGCGTGCAACTGCGCCTGTCCGGCGGCGCGGTGATCCTGCCCGCCAGTTCGGTCCCCGCGTCGAGCAGCTACGCCCTGGACCTGCGCAGCCTGAACATCGGCAGCGGCGAGACGCTGCAACTGCAGGCCTCCGCCGCCGGCATCAACGCCATCGCATCCGGGGCGGTGTGACATGGGCGCCGCACTGAAACCCCTGCTCAAGCGCCTGGCCGTGGGTAGCCCGGCCGCGCTGCCCACCCTCGACCTGGACTTCCTGGCTCAGACCTACAAGGTGTCCGACGGCGCCGGCGGCATGAGCAGCGTCGCCTTCGCCGACCTGATCACGTTTGCCCGGTCGAGCGCTGCCTGGCGCTTCAATGCCTCCGGCGTGCTGGAGCAGGTCGCCGCCAACCAGCCCCGCATCGACTACGATCCCGTGACGCTGGCGCTGCGCGGGCTGTTGGTGGAGGAGCAGCGCACCAACCTCTATACCAATAGCGAGAACATGCTCGCTTATGGCTCCTTGAATGGTGGGCTGGCTCGTGCCGAATCCACGTTCAACATGGGGTTGGCTAACTTCGTTGACCTGATCGACAACTCTAATAGCGATGACTTCTGGTATCAGAATGTCGCTACGACTGCCAATACCATCCTCTGCGCATCGGTGTCGGTGAAAAAGACCGTTGGCGCGCCGCACTTCGGGGCTATTGGTATCGCATACGGCCCTACGATCATCGGCCGATCTGTGATTTTCAATCCCAACACTGGCGTTATTACTGCCACGTCCGCTGCGGGTGTAATGGCTTCTGGAGTAATAGACCAAGGGACCTCTTGGCGTGTCTGGATAGTTGTTCAGATGGGGGCGGATACTACTTACGCTGGTATGCGTTGTTATCCTGCATGGAATACTGATGGGAGTATTACCCGTAATAATGCAACCACTGGAGCATTGACTTATGGGCAGCCTCAGATTGAAGTTGGTAGTTTCCCCACCAGCTACATCCCCACCACCAGCGCACAGGTAACCCGCGCTGCTGACGTGGCGAGCGTGATTACGCTGAGTCCTTGGTTCAACCCGGCAGAGGGAACGATTCTAGTTGAAGCTGGTGCGCCGGGGCTGCCAACTGCATTGGGCGCTCAATCGCCTTATGCAGTTCATTTTGATAATGGAGGTGTCTCTAATCGAATCGGTATGGACAAAGACGGCTCAACGGAAAGTTTGGGGTTGGTAGTTACTGTCGGAGGGAGTGATGTCGCATTGTTGTCTGCTCCTGCGGCAGGAGCAAAAAGAACATGGGCTGCGGCTTATTCAATTAACTCCTTTGCTATTTCCGTAAATGGCAGCCAGGCATCTGTAGACACATCTGGAGGCGTGCCATCTGGCTTGAGTCGAATGGTAATCGGTTCAATTGGCACCGGCAGATTCTGGAACGGCCACATCCGCCGTATCCGTTACTGGCCCCGCCGGCTGTTCGACAACGAACTGCAGAGGATCACCGCATGATCGACTACTACATCCGAGTGGCCGACGAGGCCGCCATGCGCGAAGCCTTGGCCGCTTCCGGCGCCGCGACTATCAGCGAGCAGGGCAACCTGCTCCCGGCTGATGGCGTTGCGCTCGACATCATCGGCACCTGGTACGACGTACCGGCAGAAGAGGGCGCGGAGCCGGTGGCTCGCCCGGGCTACTTCGCCAACGTGCGCAGCAATGCGCCACTGACCTGGCCGGCCGGCGTGGAGCTGCCTGAACCGGAAACGCCCTGGCGCACCTGGGCCTAGAGATTGCCCTCGGCGTGGCTCGTCGCTACTATTATCAACTAAATGTTGATTATCCGCTGCAAGGTGCCCAATGACCGACAACCTTCGAGCCCTGGATACGCCGCCGCAGCACCCCCGCCCTCCGGAGGGGCGCCACAGGGTTCAGATGGACCTGACGATCAACATTCCCACCATCATTACCCTGGTCACCATGATGGCCGGCGTCGTCACCTTCGGGGTGAAGACCTACAACGATCTGGCCGCCGCCGACGCGAACCAGCAGCGCGACATCTCGATGCTCCGCGTCGACGTGGACCGCGTGAGTGCCGCCCAGGCTGATACCGCAAAAGAGGTTCGAGTCGCGACCGAGACTCTCCGCAAGGAGAACCGCGAGGACTTTCGCGAGGTGAGGAGCACCCTCGAAGACATCAACCGCCGGCTGTCACCGTCAAGCCCGGCAACCCTGCGAGGGTGGACTAAATGACCGCCAAGGCCCCGCGCTCTGTGCGCAACAACAACCCAGGGAACATCGATCACGCTCCGGCGAACAAGTGGCTCGGGATCCTCCCCATGGACCAGCGCAACGCCGACCAGCTCGCTGAGCCGCGCTTCGAGGTGTTCGAGTCTCCGGTCTACGGCTTCCGGGCGCTAGCGCTGCTCCTGCAGACCTACCACGACCGCTACGGCGCCGACACCATCCGCAAGATCATCAACCGCTGGGCTCCGTCCAACGAGAACAACACCGATGCCTACGTGCGGGCCGTGGCCAAGGCGGTAGGTGTGCGGGCCGACGATCCGATCGACACCCACCAGTACGTCTACGCCCGCCCGCTGGTCGAGGCCATCGCCAACCACGAGACCGGCGTCGATCCTCGTACCGGCAAGGCGTATCGCTGGAATCCGGCGCAGATCGACGAGGGGCTACGCCGCGCTGGCGTGATCCAACCGGCCGCCCAGGTGGCTAAGATCCCGGTGACCAAGGAGACCGTCGGTGCAACCTCTGTCGGCGCCCTGGGCCTGGCACAACTGGGCGACGTCATGCCGAAGGTCGCTGACGCGATGAGCCAGCAGGACGCCAACATCAGTTCTGGCTCGTGGATCCGCATTGCTTTCGGTGTGGCGACTATCGCCGTGGCGGTATTCATCGCCTGGAGCCAGGTGCGGAAGCACCAAGCGGGGCTGGAATGAGCGGCTTCGTGCGTCTATCCGCGGTACTGGAGCGCGCCGACGTCGACGAGGGGCGGCTGTACTTCCTGTGCCCTGGTTGCCAGATGGTGCATGGGATCAGCGTGGGGGAGGGGCCTGGTCCTCGCTGGACCTGGAACGGCAGCGCAGATCGGCCGAGCTTCCAGCCGTCGATTCTGGTTCGGTATCCCTGGCGCCTACTGGAGAGCGGGGAGCGCGAGCAGATCGTCTGCCACTCCTTCGTCACCGATGGCCGCATCCAGTTCCTGAGCGACTGCACGCATGCCCTGGCAGGCCAGACGGTCGATCTCCCCAACCTGGACGACGAAGCATGATCGCCACGCTGTGGGGCCGTATCCAGGCCGCGCTGTTAACTCTCGTGGCCGTCGTGCTGGTGCTGTTCGGCGCCTACGCCTTGGGCGGCCGTGCAGCGCGCAAGGCAACCGAGCAGAAAACTCAGCGGCGGACGATCGAGGCCGCCCGGGAGCGTTCCGATGTTGAAATGCGTGTCGATCGCCAGCCTGACGGTGCTGCTGCTGAGCGGCTGCGTAACGAGTGGTCAAGGGACTGACCTCGGCTGCACCTGGGCCAAGCCGATCTACGTCAGCCGTCTCGACCAGTTTACCGATGGCACCGCCCGCCAGATCCAGGAGCACAATGAGACTGGCGCGCAGCGCTGCGGCTGGAAGCGCACCGGCAAGTAGTATGGATCGGAGCGTAGTACGATTGAGCGATTAGAAAGGAGATGGCAAATGGAATGGTGCGAAGACCTACCTCGCTGGGGTGATAGCGGGAAGGAAGTGGAACTGCTTTCTGAAGATGGCTCTGTTGTGCGAGGAACGCTAGAGCTTGCGGATGTCTATTTTGACGGCGAGGACGAGGTTCCTGTGTGGAATGTCCTCTGTCCTAACGCCGATTCTGTGTCTCTATGGAACTTCGAAGCCTGGCGCCTAGCGGATCAGACTGAGTGACGGCTCAGCGCGTCAGCATCACCCGCACAGCCTGGCCGTCCGCCACGCTGATCTCCTGCGTCACCGTCCCTCCCTGCTGCCAGGCGCCCCCACCTACGGGGGCCAGCCACACGACCTTCGACGACACGAAGTAGCGGCCCGCCGGCAGCCCATTGAACTGGAAGTTGCCCTGGGCATCTGCCGTCGTCTGCCGCACGTACTGGCTACGCCGCGGATCGAAGGACGGCTGCAGCGGTTCCACCTGTCCGTAGAAGTCGCGCGGCGGCTCAGGATCTCGATTCCCGTAGGCAGCGTAGTAGGCGCTGGAGTAGCTGGTGGCCGGTTCCAGGATCACGGCGTTGCCGGCGCCCAGTTGCACGGTCCCACCGGCCGTCTTCATGAACACCTGGCCGGTGACGCTGGCGCTACCGTTCTGCTGCAGCGATGCGTACTCCGCAGCGGGGAAGGG